AAAACAATTAACAAAATAAAGGAAAAACATGCCTAATACAAATACTAACGTCTTCCATGGTACTCAAAACCCAGCTTCTCAGCCTGCTGCTACATCGGTTGACTCAGCTGGTACTGTTTTCTTCAATAGTGTAACTATTGGTAACTATGCTAACGATGCAGCTGCTGCCACTGGTGGTGTTGCTGTTGGTGGTGTTTATCGTAATGGTTCTGTCTTGATGATACGCGTTGCTTAATTTTTAATTTCTTCATAAAGAAGGACCAGTTTAAATACTTGGTCCTTTCTTTTTATCCGGAGTTTAATCAATGTCAGATTTTGACGGTATCATACAGCCTTCACCAGAATGGGTAGATATCCCATCTTTATCAACAACAGCAATCGCCAAAGGCGGTACAGCTGGATCCGGTGTTATGAATACACAGGCTACTGCATTAACTAAAAGAACGAACTATCTATACAATTATTCTGTAAAAGTCAATCCAAGCAGTGGATTTATTGGAATTGGGATATCGAATCCAATAGATACACTTCAAATAAATCAAACTACCCCTGCTATCCTATTAACAAAGAATAGCTTGCCTATCATCAATGATGTGATAGGATCACTGAAATTTGGATCAAGCAGCGAGGTTAGCTCATCCGCTAAAGCCAAGATATCAGCATCGGCAGAAACAAATTGGACGAATGGCACATCTGCTGCTACTAAGTTGACTCTATCAACTACGCCATCTGGATCAATAAATCCAGTAGATTACGTTACATTGGCTGGGAACGGAAATTTCGGAATTGGGTCAGATGCATTAAATCCAACAGCTAACCTCGAGATCAGAAAAAATCAAAATTCTGACACCACGCTTAAGATATCAAATCTTAACATCGGAGCTTCTACTCGATCGAAAATAGATATCAATACAGGAACATCAAATTCAACTGTTAGTAGCATTGTAAGCGATAACAACGGATCGCCTTATTATCAATTGATAGCCAGTGCTGCTATTCAATCAGCTTATTATGATATGCCTGTTCACGTTTGGAGAAATACAGCCGGTATCGAGAAGATGCGCCTGGATCCGACAACAGGAAGACTTGGTCTTGGTGTTGTTCCGTCTACAACTCTTGATGTCAAATCTCCTCTCAACTTTGACTCTGTCTTAACATTGAGAACGACAAGCCCGACAACAAATTCTTACACATCGTTTGAGATCAATAACATAGCTTATGCATCAGTTGGTGTTCCTGGATTGGCTAATCAAATAGGCAATGGGTCTAGGATTGGCGATTTGGTACTCAGGGCCAATAATTTTGGCTCAAACATACTACTGTCTACCCAAGCAGGATTTTCTGTTGTAGACGGTTATGGTCGCATTGGAATCAATACATCTCCAAATTTATCGCTTGACATTTCTGGAAATGATGGTATACGCGTCCCATCTGGTTCGATTGCGCAGAGACCAGTAACTCCTTCTGTCGGTACTATCAGACACAATACAGAAAATCTACATTTAGAAGCATATACAGCCGATTCTTGGGTTTCTATGACAGATAATAGATTTCCTTTCAGAAATAGAATAAGAAACGGTGATATGAATATCATGTCAAGAGTTTTTGCGCCTAATACAGTATCTGCAACTGGGATAGCAAAGTATTCTCTGGATGGATGGGTTGTCGACACTGTTGGATCTGGCGCTCTTACTGTCTCGAGACAATCCAATTTATCGAGTGCTCCTGGTTTTACGAGTAGCCTCAAAGCAATCGTATCAACTGCATCATCTAGCATAGGATCGACTGATTATTATGTGTTAGAGCAGAGGATCGAAGGACTTGATCTACAAGACTTCTTATTCGGCTCTTCTTCTGCTGTGAATGTTGCTTTATCATTCTGGGTACAATCCTCAGTTGCTGGTCGATATTCTGTCATTCTACGAGGAGCAAATAATATGTCATATGTTACGACATATGACATAACATCAGCGAATACTTGGCAGCAAGTAAAGTTATCAATTCCTGGATCTCAAATCGGTTCTTGGATTTATAGCTCAACAACAATCGGTCTTAGATTAACGTTCTCTCTAGGAGCAGGTTCTCTTCTTCAGATTCCATCAAATACATGGAGAACAAACAACTATCTTTCATCAACTGATTCATCCAATGCATTTATGTTAACAGCAAATAATGTATTTCAAATAACTGGCGTTCAGTTAGAACCTGGATACAATGTGTCGCCGTTTGAATATATCGGAATCTCGGCAAATATATTACGAAATGAAAGATACTACGAGTATGGACAGTATGTCTGGAGAGGATATGCCACATCAGGCGTTCTTTTCGGAGGTTCTGTAAAATTCTGCGTACCTAAAAGATCTGTATCTGTAAATATCACTACAAGTGACGCTTCCAATACAGGATTCCCATCTGGTTCTGTTGTAATTACTGGAACTTCTATCCCGAGTGAGGGATTTGACCTAGGAAAAATAGCAAATGCAACTCAAGCAGCCGCATATTCAGTTTATTGGTTTGCATCTGCAGAACTATAAAAAAGAAAGAATAACATAAGATGCCATCATCTATTCCATATCGTTTCACTATCAGATCTACTACAACGAAAAATGCTCCTCTTCCATCTGATCTTTTAGAAAAAGAACTAGCTTTTTCCTTTGTTTCTGACGGATTATTTATCAAGTATCCTGACGGATCAGTCCGTCAGGTAAATCAGCCAGGTGCTGCATCATGGGGATCTTTGGTAGGCAACATCGATTCTCAATCAGATCTTGTTAGCAGACTCAACAGCAAACAAGATCTACTGAATGCATCAAACGGCGTATCTATCAATGGTAGCACGATTTCCATCGATTTTCAATATCTATCAACATATCTAGCGCTTGGTACATCTGCTGTTCTGAATGTTGGAACGACAGTTGGAACAGTCGCTGCTGGTAATCACACACATACAAAAAATCAAGTTGGATTAGGAAACGTTGATAACACTTCAGACTTGAATAAGCCTATTTCAACTGCAACTCAAGTTGCATTGAATGCAAAACAAGATCTGCTCGTTGTAGGCGACGGAATTTCTATTGTGAATGGTGTTATTTCATCTATAGGCGGAGCCGGTGCATCCATCATTTCATGGAATTCTATCCAGAATAAACCGACGACATTTAATCCATCAGCACATGCTCATATAAAAAGTGAAGTTGGACTTCAGAATGTTGATAACACGTCAGACTCGAACAAGCCTATTTCGACTGCAACTCAGGTTGCATTGAATACTAAGATTGATGCTAGTTTGATCGGTGCTCCAAACGGATTAGCTACTCTAGATAACACATCTAAAATTCCAGCATCCGAACTACCAGCATCAATAATTGGCTCTTTGAATTATCAAGGTACTTGGGATGCCAATTCAAACATTCCAGTTCTTTCTTTATCAACTTCATCAAACAAAGGATTTTACTACGAAGTATCGGTTGCTGGATCGACTACATTATCAGGAGTAACTGACTGGAAAGTTGGAGATCTTGTTGTATCAAATGGAACAACATGGAAAAAAATTCATCCGGTTTCAGACGTCACATCAGTAGCTGGAAAAACAGGAGCAGTCACTCTCGTTAAAGCAGACGTTGGCCTTGCTAATGTCGATAACACTTCAGACTTGAATAAGCCTATTTCAACTGCAACTCAAGTTGCTCTGGATGCGAAAGAATCTTCATCAAATAAGAATGCTGCTAATGGATATGCTGGACTTGATTCTTCAAGTAAAGTTTCTTACTCCAATCTCCCAACTCTTCTTTCCAATGCTTTGGTGTTCGTCAATAATTGGAATGCGTCAACAAATATACCATCTATTCCAACAGCAAGTGCATCGAATAAATGGAATTTCTATATCGTATCAGTGCCTGGTACAACATCTGTGAGTGGTATTTCTAAATGGAATGCTGGAGATTGGATTGTATCCGATGGAATCAAGTGGATAAAAATTCAAACAAGCGACTCTGTCACATCGGTAGCTGGAAAAACAGGAGATATCACTCTTGCTATCTCTGATATTACAGGACTACAGGCTGCTCTGACCACTGGTGGAGTTGTATCATCAGTAGCTGGAAAAACGGGAGTTGTTACTCTTGCTATCTCCGATATCACAGGATTACAGGCTGCTCTGACTACAGCAGGATCGGTTACATCAGTTGCTTCAAAGACAGGCGCAGTCACTCTCGTTAAAGCAGACGTTGGCCTTGCTAACGTTGATAACACTTCAGACTTGAACAAGCCTATTTCAACTGCAAATCAAGTTGCTCTGGATCTCAAGGCAAATAATCAAGTAGCAACAACTACTTCGAATGGATTACTTTCGAATGTTGATAAAACAAAATTAGATTCAGTTGCTTCTGGAGCAACAGCTAACTCAAGCGATGTTACTTTACTGAATCGTGCAAATCATACCGGAACACAAGCTATTTCAACTGTTTCAGGATTACAGTCTGCTCTGGATGCAAAAGAATCTTCATCAAATAAGAATGCTGCTAATGGATATGCTGGGCTTGACGCCAACGGAAAGATCCTAACATCAACTCTTCCAGCTTCGATCGTTGGTTCTTTGAATTATCAAGGCTTATGGGATGCAAGTCTAAATTCTCCTACTATCCCAACGGCAGCACTCGGTAATAAAGGATTTTACTATAGAGTATCTGTTGCTGGAGTCACAACAATAAATGGAATTTCTAGTTGGAATATTGGAGATTGGATCGTATCAAACGGAACGACCTGGGAAAAAATTCAAACAAGCGACTCTGTCACATCAGTAGCTGGAAAAACAGGAGCTGTCACTCTTTCTAAATCAGATGTCGCATTAGGAAACGTTGATAACACTTCAGACTCGAACAAGCCTATTTCAACTGCAACTCAGTCTGCATTGAATACTAAAGCCGGAACGTCTACAGCAACAACTACTTCAAATGGATTGTTGTCAAACATCGATAAAGTAAAACTGGACTCTGTTGCATCTGGAGCAACAGCTAACTCGACAGATTTCTATCTTCTTAATAGAACAAATCATACCGGAACACAAGCTATTTCGACGGTTGCAGGTCTGCAAGGAAGCTTGGATGCAAAAGAATCTTCATCAAATAAGAATGCTGCTAATGGATATGCTGGGCTTGACGCTAACGGAAAGATTCTAGATACAACGCTTCCTTCTTCCTTGACAAATTCGATTACAACTATATCATCTGATGTACAGACTCTTAAACAAGGCGGATCGAATGGATCTCCTACGCCAGATGTTATTCTTGTTCCTGGAGGAGTCACAAAATCTGGAAATATTCTAGAAGAAAAACAAATATCATCTACTCTTGCCTTATCTGTAGTAGATTTCACACTATATGGGGTGATCTATAATTCTGCAAATTCAACGCAAATTATAAATGGTGATATATCAACAGGTGGCATGTTCTTAATCGATAAGTCTCCTATCATTCCAGTAGATGTAACAAAATCAACAGCTACATTTTTGGCCGGATCTACTGTAACGATTAATGGCGTCGGTAGTCTATCATTAAATGCGAATGGAACTTGGACATTTGTTGCAGATGCATCTTATATTGGATCGTTCCCAACTATCAAATATAGAGTGACGGATGGAACAAATACAATCACGTATTCTTTGATACTTTTATCATCTGCTGATTTTAGCGCTAGTGTAGGCGGAACTAATAATTCATCCGATGCATATCTTTTAGATCGTGCGAATCACACTGGAACACAGTCGATATCAACTATTTCTGGACTTCAAACTGCTTTGAATTCTAAATTAGATTCTTCTGGAATTCCTCCACTTCTTTTAACATCATCTGCTATATCAGGCACTGCGCAACAAGGTTATACGTTGAGCAGAACATCTGGAAAATATACAGGAACTCTTCCTTTAACCGTATCTGGAAATTGGCAAAGAAATGGTGTAGATATCGCCGGGGCTACTGGATCTACGTACACACTCGCTCTAGCAGATGTTGGAACAAATGTCAGATGGAGAGATAATGTTACAAATGCGGCCGCTATAAGCGGTGTAGATTTCTATTCATCTACTTTATCAGTTACTGCTCTACAAATTCCGGCAGCTATCACATTCCCATCATACACAGGAACTGTTCAACAAGGACAGACACTAACTCTTGTTCAAGGAACATATAGCAATCTTGGTGCCGTATCTGGAATTCAATGGACTAGAAATGGAGCTGATATTTCAGGAGCAACATCTCCAACATATGTCGCTCAAGCAGCAGATGTGGGGACGTCTTTAGCTATTAAAGTAAATGTTACCAATTCTGCCGGAACCGCATCTATTAGTTCTGTCGGAACAATAGTCCAGCCGCTAGGACTTGTTGAATATCATTTCTTAATCGGAGAAAATACAGGATCATCTTACACCGGCTCGATTGATTCCCAATCAACTCGTTCGAATTCTGATGCGATTTCAAATTATGGATCTGCCACAGATATAACAGTCTCAAAATGGGATACAACGAACATTTCAAATGGTTTGATAAAATTTTCTGGTATATCTAACATATCTGGACCAGTGACTGTTACGAGTGCTAAACTTCAATTGTATTGTTCGTATGCACATCAAGAATCAGCTAACAACAATACACTATCTTTATATTCTATGATGAAACCATGGAAGGAAGGAGAAGTATCTTGGTTAGAATATGCTCTTGGGCAATCATGGCAGGCTCCTGGTGGCATTGGATCGACTGATCATGACTCTACAGCAAGTGCATCCGTAGTTGCTCCTGCTACTTCTGGATCTTGGATTGAATTTTCTGGATCCGATCTCATCGCAGATGTTCAAAATTTCATAAATGGATCGAAAGTAAATTATGGATGGTTGATCGAGAGATCTGATATAACTGGATTGCCAACATCATATACTGGAGATAGCAGAAAATTTACATCTAAAGAGGGAACGAATGGATTCCGTCCAAAATTGCTAATCACACTATCTGGATCAAACGTGAATCTACCAAAACCCATTGTAGATTCTTCGCCTGTTATATCTGGACTGGCGTTAGCTGGACAAACATTAACTGCATCAAATGGAACATGGTATAATTTTCCTTCGTCGTATAAATATCAATGGTACAGAGCCGGCGTTGCTATCTCCGGTGCTACTTCTAACACATATGTTTTAACAAGCAATGATGTAAATCAACAAGTGACATGCAGCGTAGAAGCAGCTAATACATCTGGTTCCACAATTGATATCAGTTCTTCTGTTACGGCTCTTATTCCTCCGACTGCTCCTATCACAGATAACAGCATTAAATCTATGCTATCTGTACCACAACCAGCTCTGCTTGCTGGATTTAGCGATCCGGCGTTTGGTACTTTTATCAGAAGAATAACTGATGCATCATCACAATATAGCGATCAAGTGGCAAAACCTGTATATTCTACGATTCCTACTTGGAACTCAGATGAATCTAAAATGATCGTATGGGTTACAAGTGGTTCACAAAGCGGATTTGCTTTGTTGAACGGGCAAACATACGCATACATCAAAATGCTAAGTCTTCCTGGTATTCTTGACATCGAGCATTTCATGTGGTCCGCTACAGATCCTGATATTATTTTCTACGATTACGCATCTGGATCGACAAAGCAATTGAGAAAAATGCACATCTCGACAAGTCAAGTAGATGTAGTGTTTACACATCCAGCTTCTACTGGAAATGTTGGCTTTGGTGGAGATCCAAAATATTCTTCATGGAACAATAATATTTTTGGATTCTTTGATGAAGGAACAAATAAAGCATTCACTCGAAATGTAACAACTGGAGTCGAAAGCCCAAGATATACAGCTGATGTTGCTGCCGACATCTCTCCTAGCGGAGCATATTATGTCATATCTGTAGCGGGAGTCGCGACTGCTTATAGAACATCTGATAACACTGTTGTCAGAACATTGGCATCAAATTGGTCTGAGCATGGATGTTTCACGCAATTATCCGACGGAAGAGATGTTTGGGTATCGGCACAATACGATAACACAGTGACAGGAAATGGTAATGTTATTGTTGAATACATTGATACAGGAGAAATATATACGCTTCTTGGTGAATCTAATGGATATGGATATCCATCAGCATCAACTCATATCAGTGGATTGGCATTCAATCGTAAAGGATGGGTTGCTGCTTCTATTGTCGGAAACATTAACCAAGCAGGACTATTGCAGAATGAAATTGTCATGTGCAACCTGAACACAAGAACATATCAAAGAGTTGCTCATATGCATACATTAGGCAACAATAATTCACATTTCATCTTTGCAGAGGCACATGCAAATATCAGTCCATCCGGTACTCGTATTGCATTTGCTTCTGATTGGGGATCAAATGCTGATGTTAATACGTTCGTTGTTGAACTTCCACCAGCATGGCTTGTTTGATAAATAGATTAAACTTTTATTAAGCAAATGAAACATTACAAATATCTATTAGAGGCGTTAGATAAGCATCAAACAAGTGCTGTTGATTACTGGAAGGACATGCACGGTACAGATGCTTCTAAAGCATTATCTGACCATGTGATGAAAGGGGAAGATACGATTCATCTTCCCCTGAAATCAAAAGAGGATCATGTTGGAGAGATTCCTTCAGATGTACACGAACATCTTAGATCGAATGGATTTGATATTCCTTCTTTTCATGAATACAGGGCAGGATATGCAACAGATAAACATGGTCGAATGGTTTCGATCGGAAAAGCTTTAACAAAATCAAAAGCTCCTCCAGAGTTGAAGAACAAGTTTGATAACGATCCTGCTAGACAAACAAAGCAATCAGATCTTCATGTCGCTATAACTCGTGATCCATATCATGTAGCCGGTATGTCTACCGATAGAGGGTGGACATCATGTATGCATATGTATGATGGATGTAATGCCCAACATATAGAGCAGGATCTTCGACATGGAACTCATACAGCATATCTGATTCATAAAGATGATAAAAATATTGAGAATCCGATCGCTCGTATAAATCTGAAACCTCATGTCAACTATGAACACGATCACACAATTCTTCGTCCAGAAGGAACAACATACGGAACAGGAAACGATCAATTCCATTCTACTGTGAAAGAATGGGCGGAACAGCATTTTCCTATGAAACACGATGGAAATTATCAACCGCATGGCGATGTTTATGAAGAAACCGGAGTCTGGTACAATAAAAATGCATCTCATATACCAGATCAATTCAGACATCTAACAAATCCAAAAAATCACGATGGTAGATCTATCTTCACTGATGGCGAATTGAATGTATCTGCTAATGATTTGATAGAACATGCTCCTAAACATGTTTCATATCACATTCTGAATTCTATTAATTCTTCAAATGATTCTGATGAAACGAAGAATCATCAAAGAATGGCTCTAGCTAATCTTACTAAGCATCACGATGTAATGAACTCATCAATGCATGGATTATCTCCTGCTGACAAACATCATATGTTAACAGGAAAATATCAATACCAAGATTCAAAATTCGCATCTCAGATGTTATCTCATGCATCTAAATTCAAGGTTGATCCAGAACATACAGGAGATGCTATCGATCATGCTTTGAAAAATGAAGGAAGTTCTTTGGATATTAAAGCCGGTAATGATGAACAAGCTACAAAAATCCTCAATAAAGTTGGAGCTAAAGACTATCTATCTCTAAGATCCGGCAAAGAGTCTAATGAATTTATCAATAAGCTTGCTAGAGATCCTGAACTAAAACCAAATCATCTAATTGACATTGCCCATTTGTTAGATGCAGATACAATACATCATTTGATTGATAAACACGGTGGAAAGATTTCAGATGGATTTCTTCATAACGAAATGTCAACTAATTCAAATTATGATCAATCGCATGCTGATAGAATTTCCAGTCTTTTTGATTCAAAGAGTAGAAAATATCAATATCATGCTTTGAAGTCTATTCCTGATGATGCAATGAAGAATTATCCTGGATTGGCTGAGTATGCTTTACATAATGTAAAAAATCGTGATATCTTGCATAAAGCAGTCGATCACATCAACGAGCATGGCACATCCACAGCAGTTCCTATAAAAGCAATTAAAGCTGCTGGTGATTTTGTTGGTGATAAAAAGATAGCAGATTTCATAACACATTCTCCTCATGTTCATAAAAATGCAATCAGTTATCTAGATTCTGCTAATGCTAACAGATTGCATATACATGCTTTGAAATCAGATAATCTGACAGCAGAACAGAAGTATCCACACCTCAAAGCTATCATGGATACAGAGACTCCTAGATCATATCAATTTGCTGCAATGGATGTTTTGAAAGGAACTGATATGGAAGATCAAGCAAAAGCAGGATTTCGTAAAGTTAAGAATCATGATCAAGGAATGCAATGAGCAAACAATTTTCCAATTTTCTGCAGACTAACAATTTCATGTTAGTGATTCCGTCGTTTGAGGCAACTAGATTTCTTGCTACGTCCTTTGCCCTTCCCAGCATTGCTCTACCGCCTGCTGCAGCCGATACACCCTTCTCTACCATGAAATTTGCTGGTGACAAGATCCAGTTTACGCCTGTGAGCTTCGAATTCATCATAGATGAAGATATGAAGAACTACACGGAAATCTATTCCTGGTTATCTTCTATCTCGTATATGGAATCGTTCGATGCATTCAAGAATTATGCTTTGAAGTCAAATTTTCAACCTCTAGGCGAACAAGATATCAAGGTCATGATTCTGGATTCAAAGAATAATCCAGTTTCAACGTTTACATTTTTTAATGCTATTCCTGTCTCTCTTTCTAGTTCTGGTGTGTCTTCTACTGTGTCAGATGTCGAATACATGAGAGCATCTGTAACATTTGATTATGATTACTTCATCATCGAAAAGAATTGACAATTAAATACATCACATTGAACTAACAGAAAAGATCACATGAAGAATCTAAACATTCGTCCATATTTCGACGATTACAACGAAGACAAACAATTCTACCAAATTCTGTTCCGTCCTTCATATGCAATTCAAGCACGTGAATTGAATCAAATGCAAACAATCTTGCAAGAGCAGATTGCAAGACATGGAAGAAATATTTTCAAAGAAGGATCGATGGTCATTCCTGGTCAACTATCGATTGATACATCTTTGGATTTCGTTAAACTTGACTCGACGTACAACGGAACGTCGATCGATTCGTATCTTTCTTCTTTTTCTGACGAATCTGTAGAAGTAATCGGAGCAACATCTGGTATCAGAGCTAAAGTACAAATCTTTAGAAAATCTTCCGATACAACAAATCCAACTATCTGGGTCAAGTATATTTCTTCTGGCGATTCCGTTAACAAAGGAACAGTAAAGACTTTCCAGCCAGGAGAAGTGATTTATACTTCTGATTCAGTTCCTCTTTATGCAACAGTAAAAAATGCATCCGATGCAATTGGATATGGATCATCTGCAAACATCCAGAAAGGTGTATATTTTGTAAATTCTAGATTTGTTCTGGTAAATGCACAAACAATCTTGCTTGATGACTATACAAATTCTCCTTCATATAGAGTTGGTCTGGAAATCCAAGAAGATTTCATCACTCCAGAAGAAGACGATTCTCTGTATGACAACGCACAAGGATCTACGAATTTTTCTGCTCCTGGTGCTCATAGATACTACATCGACCTGAATCTTAAGAAATATTCGCTATCAGATGTTTCGGATAAGACATTCATCGAACTTTTAAGAGTCACGAATGGTAATCTGAATTCTATCGTAACGACTACAAACTATTCATTGATTGCCGATGCAATGGCTCGTAGAACATACGACGAGTCTGGTAATTATGCGATTGATACATTCAATTCTCAAGTCAAAGAGCACAGAAACAACAATAGAGGAGACTGGTCAGCTAACACATCGTATCTGAATGGTGACATTGTGAACGTTGGATCGATATCATATGTAGCCGAGAACAATGGCACATCTGGATTGATTGCTCCTACTCATATCATCGGATCTTCGACAAATGGAAGTATTTCTTTCCGTCAAGAAAATTCCCCAGTATACAATCAAGGTATTCTCTCTCAAGAAAATGGCGGAGATCCATCTAAAATGGGACTTCTCATAGATCCAGGCAAAGCATATGTCTTTGGATATGAGGTTTCAAAAGCTGGACAATCAACTGTTACGATCGATAAAGCTTCTACATATCTTCCAGTAAGAAATGCTACAATTCAAACCGATATCGGTTCTTACATCAACATAGAGAATGTCTATGGATTTTTGGATGTAACGCAATTTCCTATCGTAGAACTTAGAGATAGATATACAACTACTCCAGGAACTTCCAATGGATCTATCATAGGAACTGCCAGAGCAAGATACATGGAGTATCAAACAGGAACGATTGGATCATCTTCTTGCGAATATGTTCTTTCGTTGTTTGATATAAAGATGAATACTGGTAAGAAATTCACATCAAATGTCAGACAGATAGCATTTACGAATGTGTCAGGTGTCAATTTCACATGCGACACACATCGTGATATCGCAATTCTATCAGGATCAATCACGACCCTAACTTCATCGACTACAGTAACAGGGACTGGAACGAAATTCACAAAAGAATTGAATGTTGGTGATGCAATTGGATATTATGTATCTGGTACATTGTATTCAATGATGATTGTTCAATCTATCTCATCGGATACATTGCTCACATTGACAGCAAATGCTCAACATGCCCTTACGAATTCTTCTCTATATTCTGTATCGAGCACGCATTATGAAAGTTCGAATGATTCTTTAATCTTCAAACTTCCAACTCGTTACACCAGAAAAATGAAAGATGTTGATGATGAAACATCATCAAACATTGCATACTATGTACGTCAATCATATGTATCTGGAACAGTTACGGGTGGAATAGCAACAATCGCATCTTCTCTTGGGGAGACATTCGCGTCTCCCCAACAACCAGATGCGTTCCACGTTGTATCTCCTGTTACAGGAGCAGTTATTCCTGCTACGATTACATTGAATGGAACTGCGAACATTGCAACGCTTAACGTTGGAACATCTTTTAATGGTGGAATCGTCAACGTAATTGCTACTGTTAAGAAGACAGCAAAAGAAAGACTGAAGAGCATAACTCGAGCGTTCTCAGAAGATATCACGGTACAAGCAAATGCGATTTCTCCTTCGATTACTCTTTCTAAAGTGGATGGCATCAGACTTCTGAAGGTTTCTGAATTCGTAGATTCAGGCGGGACTCCAATTGCTTTTGGATCTTCTATTCCCGGAAATGCGGTTGCTGTCGATATCACCTCAAGATATAAATTCGATACAGGAATCAAAGATTCTTACTACGATTTTATCAAGATAGTCAACAACACATCAATCAACCCAAGATCTCCAATCAGAATCACATATGACTATCACGAACATTCTTCATCTGGAGACTACTTCACGATAGATTCATATCAAAAGACTATATCTGAAACATATACAAAAGCTAACGGCGAAGTATTGGATCTTTTTGATTGCGTAGACTTCAGACCATCTAGAAATGGATCATCTTTTGTGATCAATTCGATTCCTGCAATGGGATTCGACATCATCTCAGATTACACATACTTCCAACCAAGAGTTGATATCCTATCTTTGAATGCAAATGGGAATTTTGTTATCACCAAAGGGGTTCCAGCCGATTCTCCTGTAGCTCCTTCGATTCCTGAAAATTCGATGTTGATGTCTACTATCTCGGTATATCCTTCAATTGTTGGAACTCCTGTTATTTCTATCAAGAGAGAAAATAACAAACGATACACAATGAAAGATATCGGAAATCTTGAAAGTCGGTTATCTAATGTTGAATACTATACATCTCTTTCTCTTTTAGAATCTCAGACAAAGAATCTTCAGCTATTCGAAGCTAACGGAGACGTATCTTTCAAGAATGGATTCATTGTAGACTCGCTCATTGATCAATCAATTGCTCAGACGGATTCTAAAGAATTCAAATGCTCTATTGATGTAGCTAATGGTATTCTGCGCCCATCCTTTTCTAATGATAACGTAAAATTGTTTGAGAGCGTTGCATATTCTGATAGAAAATCTATGGGATATGTAGTGAACAACGGAATCGCTACCCTAGATTACACTACTGTTTCTTATATCGAGCAACCATATGCAACAAGATACGAAAGCGTAACGCCATACATTAAAATCAATTTTATTGGTGATATTTCGCTAACACCAAGTTCTGATGAATGGTATGAAACTCAGTATCGTCCAGATATCGTTATCAATCAAGAAGGCAATTTCTCTGCTTTGGCTAATGCGTATCGTTCTGAACTAGGAACTGTTTGGAATGCTTGGCAAATTGCATGGGCAGGTGCTAGGTTTACAACTGTCAGAGGACGTATAGTTCAAATTGGCGGAGATGAGTCATACACTCAAACAAGAACCGGAACGACAACGTATATCAAAGCTGTCTATGATACGAAGGTTATCGATGATAGAATTGTATCTATCGATATAATTCCATTTATCAGACCTCGTACGATCAGTTTCTTTGGAACAGGATTCAAACCAAATACAAAATTGTTTGGTTTCTTCGATTCGACATCTATCGATTCGTATATCAATCCAAGTTCTATCATTACACTCAGCTCCAAGAATGGAACATTTGATATGTTCACAGATGCAGGATCCGACTCTAACAGTGTTGCTAGATCTATTGCATCCGCTAATGATGCTGTTTCCACTGGATTGAAAAAGGGAGATATCCTCCACAACGGAGCATCTGGAAATATTGCTCTCGCAACGGCAACTGCGATTGTGACTATTGATGAAGATAGCATGATTCATGTTATCAACCAAAGAGGATCGTTTTCTGTTGGTCAAATTGTTTATGGTTCTATATCTGGTGCGAATGGTATCGTATCTTCCATCTCTCAGCCTGGGCTTATTACGAATGCATACGGAGAGATTTCTGGAACTTTTGACATCCCATCAAATTCGAAGATTCAATTCAGAACAGGTACGAAGAATTTTATTCTGACAGATTCGTCTTCCAATGGAACAAATTATACAACGAAAGCTCTTACAACATACACTGCAACAGGATACATGCAGAATAGAGTTCGAACAATTGTATCTACACGAAATGGCGTTCTGGCTAAAGAAGCAGTTTCAGAATCTGTATTTGTTGAAGTTCAACCAGTGTATGCCGATCCTTTAGCTCAGTCTTTCAAGATTGCAAATCCAGATGGGATATTTGTTGATTCTTTTGATCTTTATTTCTACAGCAAGGATAGAATTCTTCCTGTAACATTCGAAATCAGAGAAATGTCGAATGGCATTCCTACTCAGACAGTTCTTCCTGGATCTAGAGTAACGTACAGACCAAATCAAATCAATGTTTCAACAAATGCTACAAATGTAACTAGAATCAAAACAGCATATCCAGTTTTCTTGGATGGTGATACAGAATACTGCTTTGTTCTTTCTTCAGATTCTCCATATTATGCGGTATGGGTTTGCTATGTTGGTGAGAACGACGTAACAACTGGACAACGTATTTCTAAACAACCATATCTCGGAACATTATTCAAATCTCAAAATGCTTCAACATGGTCTCCAGATCAATTCGAGGATATCAAGTTCACATTGAACAGATGTGTTTTCAATACAGCTTCTGCTAACATCAAATTTGCTAATCAGAATCTGGATACATATGCAATCAATCCTGATGCCATTTATACAAAATCTGGATCTAACTTGATTCGACTGTTTGTTCCAAATCATGGCATTCCTGTTGGATCTAACATCATTGTATCTGGATTAACATCAAATGTAAATGGCATCCCATTTGCTTCAATTAATGGATCACATGCAGTAACATATGCAGAGCAAGATTATGTTGTTATTTCTGTTGGATCAAATGCTAATATCACAGGCTATAGCAAACTTACTAATGTTGTGTATGTAACAAAACATGTTAAATTTGAATTGTTAAATCTTCTAGCTACTCAATTGAAATATGACAACACATCAATCAAGCATTTTGCTAGATGTACGGATGCAACGTATTCAATGACAAATAATGCGGTAGAATTGATTCCTCAGGAAAACACATATTTGACAGCAAGCTACCAGATAGCATCAACTTCTAATGAATCAACGTTTAACGCAAACAAGAAATCTATCGAAGTCACAGCTCAATTGGAGAGCAGCACGAATTATCTATCGCCTGTCCTAGATCTTGATAGATATTCTATTGTATGCATTGGGAATAGAATTGACACCAATCAAACGACAAAAAATATAACTGGATTAGATGATGTAACATCTTCAATAGCTGTTACGTTCAATTCTGCTGGAACAATCACAGCGTCCGTCACTGGATCATTCAGTCAACTGAAGATCGGTCAGATCATTTCTATAAGCGGTGCAACGAATTCCACTAACAACGGTATATCTACAGTAACTTCAATAGATTCCACAGGAACAACGATCACGACAACTGATAGCGTACTGGTAAACGAAACATCAACTGTATCTTTTATTGCATATAGCAGATATTTTGATGAAATCTCAGAAAACGGAACATCCGAAGCAAAATATATCATGAATCCACTGACACTGACAAATCCTGCTTCATCGCTGAAAGTGTTTTTTGATGTAAATTTTGCTGCTCCTTCAGGATTTGCTCTTTACTATAGACTCGCATCAAATACAAACTATTTGTCTGGACAGACTTGGATTTTGGCTTCTCCTGTAACGTCACCAAAATATAGCAGCTCTGGTGACGTTTACTACGGGGTTGAGTATGATATATTGTCCAATGTGCAGTTCACATCTGCACAAATTAAGATTGTAATGACTTCTTCTGATACAAGCAATGTTCCGTCTATACAACAAATTAGAATGATTGCGACATCATGATTCCTGTTTTTGATGATTCTTCCATTGCTAGAGATGAAAAATCCAAGGCAATTGTCAATGTAAATACTGATGCATACATCAGCCACATCAATAAAAAGAAAGCGAGAGATCTCGTCAAAGATCGATTAGATTCTCTCGAATCAGACATGAAGGATATCAAAACAATGTTTTCGGTTATTCTAGATAGACTAGGAAAATAAAATGACAGCAATAGTTATATCACCAAAAGACGATTTCGAGCAATGGAGATTAAAGTGTAATCAAATTGCTGCGCAACTGGAATTAATTTCACCTGGATCATCTGGGATTGGTAGCTTTCAGCCTCTACTTGTTTCTGGAGAAAACATAAAGACAGTAAATGGACAGAATGTTCTAGGTCCTGGAAATTTAACCGTTATAGCCGATGGTGTACCGCCAATTCCGCTTGCTATTCCTGGTATATCTGGCAATGCCCAAAAAGGATATACATTGAATGCAACCAGCGCGCAATGGGTTGGATTGCCTACTCCTTCGTTAAGTGGTATATGGCAAAGAAATGGGGTAGACATCCCAGGAGCAACAACAAAATCTTATACACTTGTCGCGGCCGATGTAGGATCTTATGTTTCTTACAAAGAAATCGCGAACAATGGAGTTATATCAACATCAAATACAATATCTGTGATGGTCGCAGATTTACCTCTTCCAACTGTTCTTACAGCTCCTTATATCAAAGGAACTCCTTTCAAAGGACAGTTGATAGAATTAATCGATGGTATATATGGTCACTTAGGTCTTACTACTGGAGTTGTATGGGAGAAGGATGGAGTTCCAACAAGCAACACTAGCATGACATATCTCATGTCTGATGCAGATACAGGATCTGTCATAACAGTTGCTTTGACAGTAGAGAATGTTTCTGGCAGTTCTGTTTTTCGTACAGCTCCTGTGACAGGAGTTGGTCCTTTATACGACGGGACAAATCTTATCCCATTAGCAGCCGATCAATTTATGACACTCGAACATCCTGCTGTCGGCTCTACATTCGTTGATCCTCTATACGGAATGTCTATATTGAGAGGATCGGACTATACGAATGATACAGCAGGTGCTACGTTTATAAGACAAGCATCAAGTAGACAGCCTGTATTTAATTCTGATGCTAGTATGTACCTCGTCAAGGCATCCAATGGGTTATGGATTTTGTATGATGCAACAGCAAATCCACTAAATGTATTAGATTTTATTGATGCCGAAGCAGAACCAATATGGGATACAACATCACCAAACCTTATCCATTACACAAATGCATACGGAGGTTTGATATGGTATACGGTAGATGTATCAACAATGGATGTTGTCATTCTTCATGATTTTACTGTAAGTGTGACGACTATATTCCCAGAAGCTGCGAGAGTTTGGCTCCGAGGAGGATGTCCATCTGCAGATGGGAACACATGGACATTTTCTATCGAAAATGCAAATATGATACATCTTGGACTGATTTCATGGAATTTTACAACACAATCTATCATTTCTTCGGTATCTGCATCTACACATAACGGAGGAAGTCCAGAGTGGGTATCAACATCACCATCTGGAACGTATTCCGTTATATGCTGGTCTGGAAGTAACGGCACTGTTGCATATACGGTATCGAACTTTACATCATTCAGACAAATTGTAACAAATGCTCCTTATGGAGATCTATGCGTTGGTACTTCGAATGAGGATATTTTTTGTTATCTAGACGAAGTTAACAATGCTCTCATGGGCGTAAATTGTGCTGCTGGATCTCCGTTTGTAATTATGAGTCTGACTTGGGGCATTGGGCTCTCTAAAGAGATTATGAAAGTCACGATCAGTGGAAAATCATTCGATCGTCCTGGATGGGTATTCTTATCTGGATATGGAGAGCAGTACGAAGATACGACGTATCAAGGAAAATTGAATACTATCAGAGCGCCTTGGCGTAAAGTTTTTGTTACTAAATTAGTTCCAAGCGGAATAAGCTATAGCATTGCTTATATGCAAACATCTCCAGATTATGGCGGATCGGTTGGTAGACCAGATGCAGTACCGAGTCGTGATGGAAGAAAGGCAATTTTTACATCTAATTTCGGTGGACAGGCAGATCCAGATGTTTATATCGTCAGTATTCCAGATAAGCTAGTCAAGGGAGATCCATCAGTTCCTATTTTTATGAGCGATCCATCAATTTCATGTCCATCTGGTATCTTCCAAACAGGACAGATGTTCGTGTGTAATTCTGGTGCTGTTGATGGAGAACCATTCCCGTCTATCCACTATCAATGGAAAATAGATGGAGTTGATGTAGGGACCGACTCTGCATCTTTTACTCCAAGCACAGCTGGGGTACTTAGCTGTTATGTAACAATCCAAAATTCACAAGGACAAGCAAATAGAACATCTCAGTCGATATCAATAGTAGCTCCTGCACAAGCTCTGACTGTACCAAGAATCAGAACAAACTTGGTTGCTTCAACAAATGCACACGTTTATATGCCTCCTGATATGATGCAAGTATGGGCTGATGATCTGGTTATAATATCTGCTGCATATTCGTTCGTAACAATGACTGCAGAGCCTACGATGTCAGACCCGACAGGAATAAATACAATTGTCGGCTTACCTGCTATTAAATGCCCTGATAGAAATAACATCGTGAAAATTTGGTATTGTCTTAGAGCCGCTGCTGGATTCTTTGAATTTGATATAAATTCATCAACAATCACCACGAACGCTGAGATTAACATGAGAATAAGTACATATAGTCCTGGTGCTGGTCATCATTTCGAGTTTGATACGTATGCATCAATCGGATCTGGGTATGCATATGGTGATATCGTAACGCCTGCATTTAATACATCCGATCAGGGAGTGATATATACAGCTTTTTCGGATGATTATTATTCTAAAGATCCATTTCCATTTCCAGCCCCCACTGGATTCACTTACTTTGCTAACATAGATCGTCCTCTAGTTGCTGCTGATATGATTACAGCAACAGCAAAATCAAATGTAGTCGGAACGAAGCCATCTGGCAATGATTATACACGAGGCGAAGTTCAATCCGTCTCCTTTGTAACAAAACCTAATTAAAAAAGGTATATATGAATATAATTTCTAAATTGTTTATTTCTTTAATTTTCTTCATAAGCTCAACATCCATGGCTGCTACTTTCTACGTCAAGCCTGGTGGTGGGTCTGCATCACAATGTAACGGACTTGCGAATACGGTATATCCTGGAACTGGAACAAACGTCGCATGTGCTTGGTCAAATCCTATGATTGCTCTTCCTTCTCCTACATTTGGAACACCAAGAATTGCTGGAGGCGATACTCTCATAGTTGCTAGAGGCAAATATCCTATCCGCAGAGGATCTCCTGGATCGGAACCATGTGGAAATAATATATGGGATTGTAACTTAGGAGTGCCTCCTGCAGGCACTCCATCAAATCCAACAAGAATACTTGGAGAAGGATGGGATAAGAGATGTATGCGACCTCCTACTTTACTCGGCGGAGGTCCAGGAGGTATGGATCATGTCGTGAATTTAATAAATACACATGATGTTGTCTTTGCTTGCTTTGAAATAACTGATCCAAGTGATTGCATTCCAGGATATGAGGCTAAGACTGGACGATGTGGAAATACTCAAGTAGATACGTTTGCTAAAGATGGAATTCGAATTTCTGATACAGTGAATCTGGTCATTCGAAATTTAAACATTCATGGTATGGGTGCCGGTGGGATTACGTTTGGACGTAATCAAGATTTCCTAGCAGAGGATATCAGAATTTCCGCTAATGGATGGGTTGGTATCAGTGGAGACTTGGATGGTAATACGTTAGAAGAAAGTATCAATACAGGATCTATTGTATTCCGTAGAGTTCTTATAGAGTGGAGTGGCTGTCGAGAATCTATCCCAGGCAATAAACCATTCGGATGTTGGGCTGAACCTGGATGGGGAGACGGTGTAGGATTTGATCACACTTATGGTGATTTTTTATGGGAAGATTGTACATTCCGATATAATACATCAGACGGTTTAGATATGCTGTATCACGATGGAGAAGTAGGCGATGTTGTAGTTCGTCGAGCCAGATCCGAAGGCAATGCTGGTAATCAGCTTAAAGTACAAGGAAAAAATGTCACCATTGAAAATAGTATTGTGATTGCAAATTGTAATTTCTTTGATGCTCAACCTTATACAATGCACGTTGAACATAATTGTCGCGCTGACGGAGTTGCTATAACAGCTGTTACAAAGGGTGGAGAATCATCAACCATTAAAATGATTAACAATACTGTAATAGGCAACGGCGATTCTGCTATTAATACTTCATCAACAAATGCAACTGTTATTGTGAAAAATACCATCATGGCAGGATCTGGACCTTCTTATTTGAAGCCAGGACAACCAATGGCTGGACTTCTTACATACGATAATCCAGGTGTAGTCATAACGGACCACAACATATTGTGGAACATTCACAATGCTGGATGCGGTATACAAGGCGATTGTGTAGATCCAATGTTTGTAAATTTTTCTATGAAAAACGCAGATCTAAGACTAAGACCAGGAAGTCCAGCAATTAATGCTGGCACGGCATCAGGAGCACCTACAACAGATTTCTTTAAAGTACCAAGAACGGCACGCGGAGGAATTGATATTGGTGCTTTAGAACTCCCATAATTAAATACAAAATCAACAAGAAGGAATCAAAATGGCAAGTAATTTATTCAAGAACTCTACAGCAATAGCAATCGGAACTACCGATACGACACTCTATACGACTCCTGTTGGTAAGAAATCCCTCTTAACTCAGTTTGATGTTGTCAACACTACAGCGTCGCCAATCAATGTTGATGTTTATGTTTATAGTTCTGTGTTGGCTGCTAAAGTTTATCTATTCAAAGGTGTTCCAATCGCTGCCGGTTATCCTCTAGAAGTAATCACAAACGGCAAGAAGATAGTTCTTCAATCTTCTGATATAATCGGAGTTAAGTCAAGTGTTGTATCATCGGCTAATGCGATTGCTTCGTACCTTGAAGATGTGAACTAATCAAAAATGTCTGATAAGATTATTCAAGCCGCATATGTCAAAATGTTGGCTTTGAAAGAGAAGATTAGACGCAAACGCTTACTTCCTATTGCATATGATGGGAAGGTTGATTCAGAATATCAGAAGAAAGACAAGAAAGATGATCTAAAAGAATCTTTCTTCGGGATCAAAAATGTTCTGAGTGGCGAAGGCAGCACATCAAATAAATCCTTTGTATTGAATACATCAGATTTGAGTCTAGCAGAAAGACACGATCTTAAGAAGAAACATCTTCCAGCAGAGCCAGAGAACAAAGCATTGGAGGATCATGTCGATTCAATGATAGATTCTCATCTTGCAGGAAATCATAATCCTAATTTATCTCTTGATATAGTTGAGGCAATCAGCAAACATTCTGTTCATGAAAACAGACTACAGATGAATGCAAAATATGGCTATGCAATAGCAAGGCAAAAAGATCCAACTCTACCAAACCCAGATAAGACACATAAGTCTGAATATACGACAGATGAGGTAAGAAATCATATCGCAAATGGCTTCATACCTCATTCGTCTGGTGGGATTTTTCGATCTATTCATGATACGACTAATAGCATAAACTATCAGCATAATGATGGAAAATATCATCAAGTCAATAGCTTTAATTATGCTCAACTTGGAAAATTTAATGTTCCTGCAGATGAACTTAAAAAGTTCACAGATACAAGAGAATCTTTAGAAAGAATGGGTGTTGGTAATTATCAACACGAAAAAGCAATCGAAGAATATACCAGAACATCAGAGGGATTGAATAGATCTTTGATAGATTCTCATGTGAATAATACTGATCATGAAGATAATGAACATGCTCTACATAGTAAACATCTATCAGAAGCAATTCATCAAGCTACCCCAAAACCTGATTTTGACTTCCATGTTTACACAGGAATTTCTCATGAAATAAACATGAAGAAGATCATGGATGACAATAAGCATAAGCCTGTTGTTGCAGTTCACTTTCCTCCTTTCACATCAACATCATTGGTTAAATCTACAGCATCAGGATTTGCTCATACAAAATTAGATGATCATATCAAAGGTGTCCGTCATGTTGCAGAAGTTTTGAAAATACATGTTCCTGCTGGACATAAAAGAGGAATGTATGTCGATCATTATTCATCAAATCCAGATGAACACGAATACATCTTGGATAAAGGACATGTTTTACATTTTCCTCATCAAGAACCAACATATGAGTTCAAACATGGGACAGCTACAAGAACGTGGCATGCTCATATCAAACCGAACGGTGAAGAAGACGATTAAATCTTGAATGATAAATAGTTGAACCGTTATGGAGTCAACTATGAAAATCGAAAAATACAACGAATCCCATCTTAGAGTCTTTGCATCATCCGATGTTCTTTCGGAGATCAAAGACTTTTTTACATTCAAAGCTCCTGGATATAGGTGGCATCCAAAATTTAAAGCAAAACTATGGTCAGGGGATATCAGTCTGTTTAACATGCAAACGAACAAGCTTCCGTTAGGCTTGCATGACTTGCTTTTGACATACGCAGAAAAAGCAGGAGAAGATGTTGATTACATCGTAAATCCAAAATATACCGACTTCGGAAAAGAAGAAATTTCATACGACGAACTCGTTGATTTCATAGGAACACTTCAGGTAACGAATTCAGAAGGTTTGCCTATAACCCCTAAAGACTATCAAATCGATGCAGTATACAGCGCTCTAGTCAATCGTAGACGTACTCTGTCTATGCCAACTGGCTCTGGTAAGTCTTTAACGATTTATATCATCATTCGATGGCTTCTTGCTCGTGAGAAAAGAGTATGTCTCCTGGTTCCTTCTGTATCTTTGGTGAAACAAATGATTTCTGACTTCATCGAATATTCTATCGGAAATGGGTTTGATATAGATTCAATGTCTACTCTTCTTTTCTCTGGACAAGAACGAAATTTTGATCCTCCTATCTTGATTTCTACATGGCAGACAATCTCCAAGATGATAAAGTTATCACATGGAATGAAGGTCTTGAATTCATACGATGGGATCATCATAGACGAATGCCATACCGCGAAGGGGACTGAGCTTCAGAAAATCCTAGATTTAGCAACTGATGTTCCATATAAAATCGGTACGACAGGAACAGTCGATAAAGAAAAAATCAACGAATTATCAATCGTTGGTGCTCTAGGACCAATCGAGAAGATCATCACAACAAAAGAGCTAATGGATAGCGGATCTCTTTCTGATATGATCATCAAAGGGATCATTCTCCAGTATCCAGAAGAAACATGTAAACTCAATAAATCTCTGGAATACCAAGACGAATTATCTTTCATATGTGCTCATAACGAAAGAAGCAAGATCATTGCAAATCTAGCTTTTGCGTCTACAGGGACAACGATGATCATGTGCAACTTTATTGATAAGCATCTCATTCCTCTCTATGAATACATCAAATCAAGAGCAGAGAAATACGGAAGAGAAGTTTATATGATTCATGGAGGTATTTCTGCTGATGAAAGAGAACGGATCAGAAAATATGCTATCGCAAATCCAGGCATCATTCTTGTGGTTAGCTATGCAACATGTCAGGCAGGTATAAATATTCCGAACATAGAAAATGTTATCTTCGGATCTCCATCAAAATCTATGATTCGTGTCTTACAGTCAATCGGACGAGGACTCAGAAAAGTAGAAGGAAAGAAGATGACTTTGATTGATATCGTAGATGATATGCGATACAAGAAATATGAAAACACAATCTTCAAACACTTCCTTGAAAGAATGAAGATTTACAGAATCGAAAAGTTTGACATTGAACTGAAAGAGATACAAATCAAATGAATCTAGTCAACTATGGTATATCAGACGCTACAGTTCTTTTCAAGAACATTGTACTTGCTAGACTGAAAACAGGAGAGAATCTTATCTCCTATTCTTACCATCATTCAAATGGAATAGTTCTTTTCTTGCCCATGGAACTTGTCAGACAAGAAGATGATTCATTCAGCATGAGATCGTTCTTGCCATTTGTTAAAGAGAGAATCTTTTACATCTCGATTGATGATGTTCAACTTGTAAAGAGTAATCTCATCCAATACATCTCTGATTCATACATTAAAATGACAGAGACTCTTTACAAGAATGATATAGATGATGTTCTCTTCTCTGCTGAATCATTCAAGCAAGTAGAAGCTGAAATAGAGTTATCATCTGGAGCTATCGTACACTAATCTTCATGTAACTGATCATAGCTACGCCCCGTCATGGTGATAAAGACCTGATTGATAGGAATTTATTGAAACCTTATGACGTGCAGTTCCTTTTATTGAGTGAGGAACTCTTAAGAAATGAATCTTATCAATTGTATCAAAAGAGAAGAATATCAGGAATGATGGAATCTGGAACGAAAGTGACAGTCAGTCAAAGATGAGGACCTCAATGCTTTTATTCTTTAGGATTTATAGTGGATTGTTCTTATTATTCTTTTATCAATCGTAGTTCGTATTCTAGTGATTTCTTTCAACTTTGTTATCAGGCGCATTTTTATTCCTCACGGAAACAGATTGCCAACTGTTACTAATATCACCAATAGAGCCTGTTTATTCTGTAGTAATCAACTACATGACCTGCGGGGCGTAGAAGACAGTGTATAACTCACCGTCTGAACAGGAAGTGCTAATCTTTTTTGACTAAGCACAAAACTTTTCCAAAGCATTCTCATATCTTCGGAGCTCATTTGTCTAGCATCTCTTTTCTTTCCAGCAACCGAGACATGGTTCTTTTCTAAAGGAGGAAGTCCTATGATTTTAAGTTTACACCGATCCGACATCATTGTCAAGCTCTTTTTGTAAAATATTTTTAATCATGCTTCTATTTACTATACCATCTTTTGATTCGAGATGAACAACAAGAAAAATCAGAAAGATCTTGACATCTATCAACTATTTTGTTATAGTTATGACATTGTTTAGTTATGACTGGAGATTATTATGAAAGAATTGACCTTTAAGCTGCCTAAGTTTTTTCGTAAGCCATTGGCTAAGACGTTCATCGATCTTCCTTCTGGTCATCGTATCTATAGCGAGATCTTGCGTGGTCCGAATACAGTGTGTTTCATCTTTGCTCCTGTGAAGATTTTTGGTAAGATCTTGTTTCGTCGTCCTACTTTTGTTTGGACAAATTCTATTCAAAATGCGATCGTTTGGGTGAACAACTATGCCTAATATTAACAGTGCATATTATTTCTTTTGTCTTGGCTTTCGTAGTGTGGTTACATACAATGATACGATTTTGAATGATGAAGATGAAGCTTGGAGTAATGTCTTATCTGACAACACAATCGTAGCTTCATTGAAAGATTCTTCCGAAGATCGATTACGCGAAGTTGTTTTTGCTGTTCTAGAAGGATTTACAATTGATCATACAGTAAGAAAAATGTTGGAGAAAGCATACTATGGCAACTAATCTTGTTTCATGTCCTATGTGTGGAAAACGTTTATCATGAGAAATATCAACCGCTATAACATTCAGTATTGGCTTTATGCTGTTCTAAATAAACAGTACGGCGAACTCGTTAAGTTGGATCGTTCATATGTTGCTCGTATGTATGATGTGAACAAACACGATTTCGAGATCAACATAATTTTTAACAGAGACAACGATGCCCTCGAATCGATTCGAGATTTTCTGAATCGAAAATTGCTAGACTCTGGTTACAAATTGACAACAGGATTTTATGAAAAGTTCTTTGGCAACAAACGCGTGGTGATTCGTTTGACTTTTGGAAAGATGCTGGATGACGAATACCATCTTTCATTGTCTTCTTGGGTGTATTCAAAATGAAAATTCATCTGATTTCTGATCTTCATTGCGATTTTTCTCCATACAGAAATGAATTTCCAGATGAAGCAGATGTTGTTGTGATTGCAGGAGATGTTGCTGAAGACATCAAACATCTCCGTGATATCTGTAACTATAATTCGATGCATGATATTATTTTTGTTCCTGGTAATCATGATTTTTATGGTGGCTCTATAGAAGTACGTTTGATGATGTTTGCAGAACTAGAAAATGAATGTAAGAATCTGAAAGTATTGTATAATCAATCTATCACGATTGGTGACGTTGATTTCTTTGGTACGACTTTGTGGTCTAACATGAATGCGTACCCAGAACATCAATATCATATGAAGCAGTGGTATCCTGTAGGACTGAGTGATTCTCGTTACATCTATGACTGGGATGCTGATATGATGATTGCAGAGTTTAATCTTGCGAAGCGATCTATCGAAGAATTTCTCGATGCCCCTAGTCTGAATAAGAAAGTTGTAATCACTCATTTTTCTCCTTCTTTGAATTCTGTCCATGAAAGATTTAAAAATGATGTTCCTTTTAATTCATACTGGTGTAACAGTCTTCAAACAAAACTGATCACCAAAGCAGATATCTGGATGCATGGACATGTCCATAATGTATTTGACTACGAAGTCTTCTCTTATGAAACGCTAGAATCTTGTCGTGTTGTTTGTAATCCTCGTGGTTATGTTTCAAAATATGGGATCGAGAACCTAGAATTCGATCCAACATTGATTCTGGAGATTTGATATGGTAAAATTTCAAAAATGTCATAAAATATGGGATGATCATGATCATCCATTGGAATTCTCTGGCGTGATTGATGTCGCTTTATATGTGGGTTCATTCTTTCATGCAAATATAAATCTTCCAGCAAGAAATGGATACGACGATACGAGCTCTGTTTTTGCAGATGATGTAATAGTTGGTTGGATTCATTACGACTATTTCGATTTCAATTCAGCATTGACTAAATTACGCAACGGCGTAAAAATGCGAAGATCTTGTTGGTTGCATGATCGACATATTTTCATAGAAAAATTCATGACCAAAAATGTTGTGAGTATGCAATACATTAAATGGTCAGAGGCATACTATTTTTCATTGGAAGACATCGATGCTATTGATTGGATGGTTGTCAATGAGTGATATCAAAACTAAAATTCAGTTCTGCGTTGCTATGAATGAAAATTTTGTCTTGGATTTTTGCGAGTATGATCCAAACAATATTCAGAAGATGCAGAAATATCAAGAATGGATTGATGCAAAAAGAAATGATAAGATTTTGTGGCATATCAAGACAATTTCTACAGATATCTTGTATCCTTACTCTGTAGAAACCATATGAGATATCATGTTCGTTGTCGTAAATGTCAAGCAAGAAGAGTTTTGAGCAAGCATCCAGATGCATACGCGCTTGCTCCTGTTTGCCGAAGCATTGGGTGTGGATCCAGAGCATATCGAGTCGATAAGTGGATGATGAATCGTAACACATCTGCAACAGGCCTTAATGCACTTGGATGTAATTGTGGAGGTGTTCCTTTTTCTGGTGGCGGAAATATTCATCGAAAAGGAACAACGTATTGTTGGTTTCGTAAGGATGGATCACCCAGATATCCAGGAGATCCAGATTTTAAAGATGCTAGAGAGGACTAGTTTTGGCTTTTGATTTATTGCGCGTGAACTGCATGATTGACTTAGAAACACTTGCTACACATTTTGATGCAGGTGTTCTTTCAATCGGAGCTGTGAAATTTGATTACAGAGGAATTCAAGATCGATTTTACATGAATGTAAAGTTGTCTTCTACAAAGAAATATAACTTATTCATTGATCCAGATACACTTCGTTGGTGGAATGAACAGAAGCCTGGTATCATAGAATCTATGTTTGTAAAATCTGTTCCTCTTGATGTTGCTCTTCTGGCATTTTCTGAATGGTACGGAAAAGATAGCATGAACACTTGGTCTAATGGATCTGCTTTTGACCAAGTAATTCTACGGAATTGTTACAGAAAGATTGATAAGAAAGAACCTTGGGATTTCTGGCATGAAAATTGTTACAGAACTCTGAAGGGATTGATTGATGCAGATAAGAAACTTCAACCTCCTGTCAATGAACAGCTACACAATGCAATGGCAGATGCAGAATGGCAGGCGAATCATATGATCAACATGTGGTACGTTTGGGCTGCTTGACATCTTGATTCGTTTTCTGTAAAATACATGAAACTTTGGAGATTATTATGAACTTAACATGGAAAAATGTAATGAACACATCCCATATTCGATATGGTTGGATCAAAGATGTCTTTGATCTGGCTCAGGAAACTGGATATCCATATTTCGTTTGGAATGATCGAGTATATGAATCCAAAGAAGCAAAATTTGTGAATTATGTGTATGATCGAACGTCAGACACTTTTGTGGAATATCAATCATGAAGCAAGCCAGTTTTGTAAACGATTTCTTGATCAAAGCTTTTTTGAATTCTCATTTGAAATTCATTAAGAATGAGAATTTAGATGCGACTATTGTAGATAAAGGCAAAGATTCGAATGGATACATCCAGTCATTCAAGGAACCAGCTCTTCAGCTACTTTGGAATGAATGGCAAGCAGCAGCAACTGCTGTTCTGACTGTGATTGATTGCTATCTTGAATGATTAGTCACATCCATTACATGGAATTACCTAAAAGATATCTTGCAGATCCTGCATCTGAATTTATGTCTTTTGGTGAGTGGTTTTGTAGAAATTATTTGAAGCATGATGATGCAGAGTTATTCTATGAAAAAGAATTGCTCAAGGCAGGTGCTATCATTGGTATGAAATACGTTAAAAAGGAAAAAGAATGACGTTGATTGAACAAATTAAGAAAGACCAGCTAGATGCTCGTAAAAATCGAGAAGAAATCAAGAAGAATCTTCTGACGACTCTGATTGGAGAAGCATCCAAGATTAGCAAAGATGCACATGGCGGAGATCCAACTGATCAAGAAGTCATTGCTACTGTAAAGAAGTTCATTAAGAATACAGATGAACTGCTATCTCATTCTCCTGGGAATTTTACTGCAATTCAAGAAAAGACTATTCTAGTTGGATATTTGCCAGCACAATTGTCTCGTTTGGAAATCATGAACATCATCATGAATGAAAAATTCAATCTCAAAGATAATAAAATCATTGGGATCGTTATGAGCTTCTTTAAGACAAATTATGAAGGTCGTTATGATGCCAAGCTTGTTCAAGAAATTCTGAAGGAACTTAAAGATACAGCATGCTAAAACTGCTTCAAGAGCAATGGGCGAAAGATACGATCATTGACTCCGCTAACATTGATGATGAAATTGTCAAGATTCCAAAACTTCATCAGAAGTACCTGGATATCTTGACACATCTGAAGATTCATGTCTTCAAGAAACAAGCAGAATTTCTTAAGCTGAAAGGTGCCAGAACTCGTTATTATTCTGGTACAATGGGCAGAGAAGATCTTGCAGATTACGGATGGGAACAATATCAAGGTAAACAGCCATTAAAGTCTGAACTCGAACGCTTGCTTGAAGTAGATCCAATTCTTTTGGCTTCTGAAGAAAAGCTATTCGAACTAAAGGCTTCTTTTGAATATTGTGAGTCTGTTATGAATTCTCTGAAATGGCGAGGTTCAGAATTGAAGACAATCATGGAATGGAAACGTTTTATAGCCGGAGGTTGATATGACAACAAAATTCATGTGGGAAATTCTTGTTCCAACTGTCAGACCAAACACAGAAGGAACAAAGTTCTTCAAGACTCGATATCACAGAGTCTGGGATGCAAAGGTTCGAGAAATCACAGGTGGATTGACTATCATGTCTCCTGTTAAGGGACAATGGTGTTCTTTGGATAATATTCTCTTTGAAGAAAAGATGATTCCTGTTAGGATTGTAGCAACTAGATCTGAGATTGAAGATGTGATTGCTTTCACTCTTGATTACTATGAACAGGAAGCTGTATTGGCATACAAAATCAGCGAAGAAGTCATCTTCAAAAAATCTGGATTGAAGAATTCTTCTTAGAGCTTTACTTTCTTTGATTCGTTTGTTATAATCACTTTATTGGAACTTAGGAGATTGTTATGAGCGAACGTGAACACTTTAAAAAGCTCAAACTAGCTCTCCGCAGCCGTCTCTTGGGACTTGCTATGGGAGACGAAGATTGGTGTCGTGCGCTCGAAGCATTCGACTATGTGGAGAATATTCACACTGGCTTCCGTAAAGATGGCGAGACTCCGGAATTCATGCATCAGATTCAAATTTGCCTCTTTCTGATGCAACATTATAAGAGTCTGACAGATCCGATTGGTGTTATTGTTGCTGCTCTTTTGCATGATACACCAGAAGACTATCATGTCGACTTTCAAGATATCGAACACAAATTTGGCAAACAAGCAATGTATGATGTTCGTTGTTTGACTAAGAAATACAAAGGTGCTGTTCGTGACAAGCAAGAATGTTTTGACGAGATTGCTTTGAGTCAGAATGCATCTATTGTGAAAGGTGCCGACCGAGTTAACAACATCTCCACAATGATCGGTGTCTTTTCTGAAGAGAAGATTAAATCTTATTGTGAAGAGACTCGAGAATACTTCTTTACTTTCCTGAAGAAAGCCCGTAGAATGTTTCCTAAGCAGGACTCTGTTTATGAGAACATCAAATTTTGTCTTGAAATCCAACTGAAAATTTATGAAGGCCTTTTGAAATGACGTATTATTTTGTTAGCGGTAATACCGTAAATGTTGAACCATCTGATTCTTTGGATGTAGTGAATTCTTTGCCAGCTAAGACATATGTGATCAAGATGAATCCAATGGCAAAGACATATTTTTTGCAGACAACTGCTGATTTTGAATTGCCAAAGAAAATTTATGGACATCCGAATGAACGATCGTCTCGCATTATCGAGACTTTTATGTCTCGTCCTAAGTCTACTGGCGTTCTCTTGACAGGAGACAAAGGATCCGGTAAATCATTGCTCATGAAGCTTACTGCTATTGAATTGATGAAGCTTGGTATTCCAACGATCATCGTTAATGAAGCACTATCTGGACAAGAATTCAATACATTCATCGCGAGCATCACGCAACCTGTTGTCATCCTGTTTGACGAGTTTGATAAAATCTACAAAAATGATGATCAAGAAGCTCTATTGACACTTCTGGATGGTACAATCGAGACAAAGAAACTGTTCATGTTTACTGTGAATTCTGGTCATGTTGATCAGCATATGCTGAATCGCCCTGGTCGGATTTATTACAAGTATGATTATCGTGGTCTTGATGAAGATTTCATTCGTGATTATTGCGAAGACAATCTGAAGAATAAAGATCACATGGAATCTGTGATGACTGTAACGACAACATTCTCGATGTTCACGTTTGACATGCTTCAGGCTTTGATTGAAGAAATGAATCGCTACAACGAAAATCCATTTGATGTTATGAAGCATATCAACGTAGATTTTGCATCAGAGCATGTTACATACGATATTTCAATGATGTATGATGGTCAGATTGTTTCTAACTCAACGTATCCTAATAAGATTCGAAATAGTCCTCTTGTTGTAGAGACTGATATGACAATTTACACAGGAAAGAATGTAACATTCGATGATTCTTACGAAGAAGAACTTAACGACATCGCTTTGAATACATCTACTCTTTATAAGGTGACCAAGAATGGACAAATGGTGTTCCGTTTCAATGTTCGAGAAAAGGATCTTTTCATAACGATTGAACGAGAAAAGCCTCGTTCGATGAACTGGAGCATTGTTGCATGAAGAATGTTCTGGATTTATTCGATACAAAAGCAATGATTCAACCAAAGAATGAAAAAGATATCATTCGTTTACTTGATGAATTCAATGTTGAAATTGAATATTTGCAACTTAATCTTGACAAGATAGAACAAGATCTGTTAAAATTGAAGAATAAGTAATCAACAAACTATAGAAGGAGCTTCTATGTACAAACTAAGAGTATTCATCGGTCGATTCCAATGTGGAATTCACAATGGCCATGTCAATACAATCAAGTCGATCTCAGATTCTGATCGTATTCTAGTTTTGATCGGATCCAGTTATCGATCCAGGTCTATCAAAAATCCATTTTCATACAGTGAACGTCGATCTATTATTCGTAGTTGGTGGGATGCAATTCCTCGATCGACTGTCCTTGATATTCTTCCTCTCGAAGATAATCCTTACAATGATAACGAATGGATTGCAAATGTTCAGTCTACAATTTCTGCATATGTTCATAGTCAAGGATTGACGAACTTTCAGATTGAAATCGTTTGCTCTGATAAAGAAGACTCGAAATCATATCCGCACTGGTTTCCTGGATATCAAAAGAAGATCATCCCTGCTCTTTCTTTTGAGAATGGTGATATCATTTCAGCAACTGCTGTTCGTGATGATTACTATAAGGTTGGTGCAAATTGTTTAGATAAATGGAATGAATTTACCATCAAGTATGGGAATTATCTTCCTTACGAAACAATCAGTTTTCTCTACAATTTTCTTATAACTGATGCATATCAGAATCTATACGAAGAGAACAAGTTTGTAGAAGAATACAAGAAGTCATGGAGTGTTGCTCCTTATCCACCAATTTTCGTGACAACCGATGCGATTGTGGTACAATCAGGTCATGTTGCACTTATTCAAAGACGAGATAGCCCAGGCAAAGGCTATTGGGCTCTTCCTGGTGGTTTCTTGAATCCTGAAGAACGTATCCAAGATGGATGTATTCGAGAACTTCGAGAAGAAACTGGAATCAAAGTTCCTGTTCCGGTACTCGAAGGATCTATCCTTCGGAATCAAGTTTTCGACAAACCAGATCGATCTTCTCGAGGAAGAACTATCACTCATGCTTTTTATATCAAGTTGAAAGATGAGCTAGAACTTCCACATATCAAGGGATGCGATGATGCAATCAAAGCAAAGTGGATTCCTCTTTCCGAGCTTTATGATATGCGAGATCAGTTCTTCGAAGATCACTATTTCATTCTGAAGAGTTTCATTTAATTCTATTGCTTTGATAGAGATGGTTCTAATCTATTGAAGTTTTTGTTCAGAACCTTTTGAAGGAGTTTCAAAAATGTGGCAAGATTACGTTTCACAAGATGGTAGCAAAAGCATTCTGAGTTCTGTTGGGTTGCTTCAAGATGTTCTTTGTTTGAAGACTGATTCTTATAAAGTCGGGCACTGGAAGATGCTCGCTGAAGACACAGATAATTTCTTCTCTTATGGCGAAGCACGCGGTGCTGGTCATGGTATCGAAAAGACTGTGATGTTCGGGCTACAAGCAATCATCAAGAAATATTTTCTGAAGAAGATCACGATGCGTGATATCATGCGAGCTAAGCGCTTTGCTGATCGTCACCTGAAGCCTGGAGCTTTCAACTACGAAGGTTGGAAGTACATTGTTGACGAGTACGATGGCTATCTTCCTCTGGAAATCTGGGCTGTTCCAGAAGGTACTGTTTTGAATCCAAAGAATGTTCTATATTATGTTCAAGCAACTGATGCAAAGTGTAAGTGGCTCGTTAGCTACTTCGAACCTCTGTGGTTGCAAGTTTGGTATCCAATCACCGTTGCATCCCTTTCTTATCAGATTCGCAAGAATCTTTCGAAGTTCTGGCAAGAAACTGTAGATGACGATCGCATGGGCGGATTAAATTTCGCTCTGCATGATTTTGGTTTCCGTGGCGTTTCTTCTCCAGAAAGTGCTGGTATTGGTGATGCAGGTCACTTGATGAGTTTCATGGGCACTGATACCATGATGGGCATTGCTGTTCTGTACGACTATTATGGTCTGGATGAAGAAGATGATAATTCCATGCCTGGCTTCTCTGTTTATGCTTCTGAGCACAGTGTTGCTTGTGCTTTGTCGAATGCAGAAACCAAGAATGACTATGCATATCTTGAAGCAATGGTTGCTCTTCTGGAAAAAGAAGGCGGCATCGTTTCTGCCGTAGCAGATACATATGATCCATACCGCTTCACTAAGTGGGTCGGTACTGATTTCAAGGAACGTATTGAAAAATCCGGTGGTCGTTTTGTTGTCCGTCCAGATTCTGGTGATCCGAAAGTTGTTCCTGTTCAACTTATTGAAATGCTTCTTCAGCTTTATGGATACACGATCAATAAGAAGGGATTCAAGGTTCTTCCAGATTGCATCCGAGTTCTTCAAGGTGATGGTATCACCATTGAAACAATTAATGAAATCTGTTTGGCTCTTCGTGCCAAGGGTATTTCCGTCGAGAACATTGTCTTTGGTATGGGTGGTGGTCTTCTTCAACACTGTGATCGCGATTGGTTGAAGTTTGCACAAAAGACTACTGCTATGCTTGTTGATGATAAGTGGATTCCATTGCAAAAGGATCCTATCACAGATCCAGGTAAGCAATCCAAGAAGGGTCGAGTCGAAACTGTTCTTCGTGATGGCGAATATACATCTATCAACTTTGAAGATCGACGCGTTACTGATGTTGAAGTTATGCAACGTGTTTTCTTTAACGGTGCTCTGGAAAACGAAGTAACTGCTCCTGAAATCCGACAACGAGTCCAAGCTACTTTCTGATAAAGATCGTAACAAAGCCCTACGGGGCTTTACTTTCATCTGATCTTTCTGTATAATCAATTTATTGAAACGGAGATACACTATGAGCTATATTATGCATCTGAACACCGGAAAGCTTGATTTCGATAAGAATCGTAACATGTTGATTCTTAGGAATTACATGGATGCTTTTCCAGATGAAGTGAAGGTTGTTTCTGACCATACTGGCAAAGTTGTTCGTTTCATTGCTGATTATGAAGAGGCAGAACGTAATGAATTCTGGGATGGCGAGATGTATCAATATAAAAGTGTTGATGATCGACATCCTGATATTGTCTTGATTTTTGTGCGAGGTTAATTATGGCTAAGATTTATCTTTTGGTTAAAGAGTTCTATGGTGATTTTGACATCCATCAAGAACAAGTGATCGGAGCCAATGAATCAAGCGTATTCATTGACACAATGGTTAATCTATACAACAATACGAGAACAAATGAAGAACTTCGTCAAGAAGTTTCATATTCCAAGAAATATGTTCCAATCATCGGAGAATAATCACGAAATACATTGTATTCATTCTGGATGACATTGAACAGATTTTTATTTTTCCACGAATAGTTGATCATGATCGGTTTGCTGAAGGAATTGAAGCTATCCGATTTGGATCCGATAGAAATTGGGAACGAAAACTTCGGACAGAAGGTACTATTATTGCTGCTGGATTCATCGACCAAGGCAAATGTTATGGTCGATCAGAGACGTTGGATTTAGATTCTAGAGGCGATCTTGATACAGCTTTGTTGAAGGCATATTTTAATTGGAGAAATATCATGGCTGCTGTTATTGGATATGATCAGATTGTTTACAAACGTTTCACTTGCTTTCGATGTAAGGCAATTGTTGAATATCATCCACTTGATGTTGTTTTGCTAGAAAAGACAGATCAACAGAATCGACGATATGCTGTCGAATGTCCATCTTGTCATAGGTACACCGATGTAGAAATTTGACATGGTCATACTGAAAGCAAAATGCATATCAATTAACATATAAAGAGGTATCATGAAAACAGGCGATAAATTCCGAAACAATGAAGGTACGATTGCGACAGTAAATGCAATTCGTGGTAAGAAGGTTTTCTTCTCTATCTCAACTGTTCGAGATCAGAAAGACGTTGGTCAAACAACAGAAGAAAATTTCCAGAAACGTTTTCCTATCAAGGTGAGCTAACATGGAAAAGATCATCTGTGCTATTTTTATTGGTTGTATTGGTGGTGCGCTTGCTTGTTTGGGTCAATCTTTTGGCTTGTATCTTGTATCTTGTTTCTACTCACTGGGCTCTTGTTTTCCTTATTGGATTTCTCATTACACAAGTAGCTTTGCTCGGAGGAGATATCGGTGACTTTTTTGACTAAAGATGAAATCATAGCTATCTTAGAAAAGCTTAAAATTATAGCATCGTTTTGAAAGCTCTAAATTATGACACGCATCAATCTAATCCACCCGCATGAGCTTTGTGATAAACATCTTATGGCAGAATACAGAGAACTTATCCGTATTCCTAATGCAGTCTTCTCTGAACGTATGAAGACACGCTATGCTGATGCTCCGAAGAAATACACGCTCGGAACAGGGCATGTGAAGTTCTTTGTTGATAAGCTTCGTTGGCTACATGAACGCCATGATTCTCTTTTCTGTGAGCTATGTTATCGCGACTTCAATGTTACGATGATGACATGGGAAAATCGCCTTCTGGATTTCTTCGAAGAAAATAATCTTTATAATGACTTTACACCGAGCCCAGAAGAGGTTACAATAAACCTAGAACGGATTGTTGAACGACTTCCAAAGAATGCTCGTTGGACACATCGAGAAGAACCTTTTTATGTTTGAAGGATAAAATTATGGGTGGAAATGCACTGAGTTTTGAAACACGCCGAGTAGATCGAGATGAATATTTCGAGATCGTAAATGATCTCGAAGGAAAGATTGCTCATTCTGGAATCAAGTTGTATGCAACAATTCCAGCATATCACACAAAAGAAACATTCGGAGACATTGATATCCTAATTGTTTCCGATATACCCAATCGAGATAAATGGATCAAAGAAATGTTTGGTCCTCGAGAGATTTATCATAATTCGGATTGCTTCTCTTTTGATTACAAGGATGTTCAGGTTGACTTTATCTTCACGAAGCCTGAAAATTTTGTAACTTCTTTGTATTATTTCGCGTTTAACGACTTGGGTAATCTACTCGGACGAATCTACCATAAGATGGGACTTCGTTTTGGACATGATGGTTTGACTTTGATTGTTCGAGATGATACGCAAGTTGTCGGAGAAATCACTCTTTCAAAGAACATCGATGAGATTCTGGAATTTGGCGGATATGATCCAATCAGATATCATGAAGGATTTGAAACAAAGTTGGATATCTTCAAGTTCGTTGTATCGAGTCCTTTTTACAACTATGAGATCTTTGATCTGGATAACCGTAACTATCGAGCCAGGACGCGAGATCGTAAGCGTCCAACATATACAGAATTTCTGACATGGGCTCAAGATGAAGCAAATGCAACACAATCTGGATATGAATGGAATTCCAACAAAGCAGCATATCTTCCAAGAATTCTTCATACATTCAACAAGATTGATGAATATTGTGATTTTCTGAAGAAGCACTCTAAGAATCTGAAGGTGAAAGAACTTTTCAATGGTCAATTGGTGATGGAATATACTGGATTGCAAGGCAAAGATCTTGGAGCTTTTATGACAAGATTTAGGCAACTATTTGATCAAGATGATCTTCTGAAGATGACTCCTGCAATGATCAAGGAAGAAATCTTGAATCTTTATGATAGGATGCTACCAGATGCTTGATTACTTGAAAGTTTCGTATGGGATATGTGGGTTGCTTATGATCATAGCATACATTCCAACGCTTATTCAGATGTTGAAAACTGAAGAAAATGATTCATCGTTGTTTGGTTGGATGATTTGGTGGATCTCTTCTATTGTAAGCGTTTTATATGCTGGATTTGTTGTACAAGATCATCTGTTCATGTATGTTCAAATCGGACATCTAATTGGAACGAGTTCAATTGTAACAATTCAAGTCAGAAAGAAACATTTTGTGAAGAGCTCTTGACATAGATTATGTTCTATGTCAAAATACAATTCAACTTGGAGAACATGATGACACCTATTGATATTTTAACCAATGATTCTTTCAATAATTTTCTGATGGATTGTGGACTCATCTACCAGAAAAAGCAGACAACCGCTCTTCGCTTTCCTTCATCTGAAGAAATTGGACAGACATTGATAACCTACAAATCTGTTGATGGTGTTTTGATAGAAGAATCTCGTACAATCATCTCAGAAGAAAATGTGATTGCTCGTAATCTTAAAATTATTGGACGCGAAAGCAACGGAGATCCGATTTATAACGAATGGCAGATTCCTATTGATGTTGCGATTGAGAATTATGGCATAGATGCTTATTTCGAAATAAGCATGACATTCAAAGAATTCAAGAAGATTGCCACTATTACAGCAGTTAAGTTGGACTCTTCTTTGTGTGAATATTTGGGCGGAGAAAATGACACCCTCTATCTGAAGGTTTCTTGGAGTGATTCTCCTATGATTGCTCATGTTGGAGACTATCTGACATCTGGAGGTTACTCTATTGCCAAAGCCAACATGGAAGATTACGAAGAATGTGATGCTTGACATTCAAGCCATCAGTTGTTAAAATTACTGATTGAAATGGTATATTATGAAATCAAAACATGAATTGTATGAAGAATATTTGCATCTTTCTCGAATGATTGATCGATGTAAGAAAGATATCAGAGAACAAGAATCTGGTGGATGGGGATCATCTAATCTGAGTCTTGATCAAATGAAAAAGGTTATGGATAGACTCGAGATCAAACTCTATTTGGCTAGCATTGCTTATGACACATATCAGGTTTAATTATGCATGAATCAATCGAGAATGAATTACATCGTCGTCTTGCAGAAGCTTTGCTTCGAGCAGAATCTGCAGAACGACAACATCGAATGCAAGTATCTATAAATAGCGTCACAGAAAATCAGTTGATGGATGCAAATGCTCTTCTGAGTTCTCTTGGATACATTCAATCTGAGAATGGATACATTAAAAAGGATTAATTATGAAGTATGTTGTCATGGGACTGAACGGCCAAGAATCTATCTTTCTTTTTCCTCGTCATGTTGATCACGATCGATTCGTTGAAGGCATTGAAGCAATTCGTTTTGGTTCAATTTATGATTGGGAACGTAAATTTCGATCAGAAGGTGAATTGCTTTCTGCTGGTTTTGTTACAAATGGCAGATGTCATGGTCGATCTGAAACTCTAGATTTGGATTCCCGTTCAGATGTTGATACAGAACTTTTAAAGGTATCCTTTCAATGAACAAAGAAGAATTTCGGAGAGTTGTTTGTGAAGAACTTTTTATGACAAGAGCAGGATACATTACAAATAAGTTTGCTGATCATGTCGATCAAACACCTTATGTAGATGCTCTATACGATCGTATTTTCTCTGGAGTTTCATCAAATGAAGATGGATGGACTCCTTGGATTGAAGCAACAGAAGATCCATTTCCTGCAATCACACGTATTGCAATTGAAGCAGAGATAGAAACATCTACTCGATTCGAACGGATATCATATCCATGTTTCAATTATTCTATCTATGCTGGCGTCTTACGTTATCGTCTAAAATTGGAGAAATAAAATGTTTGGAATTTTTACAAATCTTACGAAGGCTGCTTTGAATGTAGCTGTTACTCCCCTTGCCGTTGCAAAGGATATTGTATCTTTGCCTGTTACAGCATACGAGGATAAGAATCCTTTTGAATCAACATCCAAGGTTCTCGACAACGTATCAAAGTCTCTGAACAAAGCATTGGATCCAGACGAATGATCGCTTTACGATGGTTTGTCAAAGAAAACGGAGAGAAAGTTCTTCAAGTAAGAACTCAATCTGATTTTATTGGAGGAAGACCAGCATCTGATTGGTTTGATATTCCAACAATTTATGAAAATGACACTATGAACATAAATTCAATCATGAAAGAAATCAAAGATAAGTATGACATCAAAGAATGATATCACAGGTGATGCAATCAGAACCGATTCTCCTTCGGATGCATACCGAGAAAACTATGATCGAATCTTCGGTAAGAAGAAAAAAGATCAACAAGAAAGTAAGAAAGATCTTCCTATTGCATATGATGGGAAGTGCGATCTATCGGAAGAATCAACAAAGGCTGATTAATGGCAATTGGTTTTGGTAGTTCGATAGATGAAGATTTCCAGCAAATGGAAACTGTCAATAAAAATAATAAGAAAGAACAAAGAATGACATTACTAGAAAAGTTGATGAAATCCGGTTCGGATCTAGTCAAGGCATCGATTCTATCAGAATCAGATTTTTTCACAGACAGAGCAGAGACTGTTACTGATATCCCGGCACTTAACATTGCCTTAGGAGGATCTGTCGCGTCTGGGTTGCAGGCAGGTTTGACAATGGTATCTGGAGCATCGAAAAGCTTCAAGACATGTATTTCGCTTTACATGGTTGCTGCTTATATGAAGAAGTATAAAGATGCAATTTGTGTCTTCTACGACTCAGAATTCGGGAGCACACCTGCATATTTTAAGAATTTTGGTATTGATATTGATAGGGTTCTTCATATTCCAGTTGAACATATCGAACAATTGAAGTTCGATATGGTAAATCGTTTGAAAGATGTGAAGAAGAAAGAGCATGTAATCGTTTTCGTTGATTCCGTCGGTAACATTGCTTCTAAGAAGGAAGTAGAAGATGCACTCGAAGAAAAGGGAGCTGCAGATATGACGAGAGCTAAGCAATTGAAATCTCTCTGGAGAATTACAACTCCAATGTTCACAATGCGAGACATTCCGTGCATTGCCATTAATCACATTTACATGGAACAAGGAATGTATCCAAAGGCTATTGTAAGTGGCGGGACTGGTGGTATCTATTCTTCTAATACAATTTGGATCATCACAAAGTCACAAGAAAAAGATGGAACTGATCTAGTTGGATTCACATTTACTATTAACATTGAAAAAAGTCGTACCGTCATCGAAAAGAGTAAGATTCCTCTGACTGTGACATTTGATGGTGGCATCAATAAATTTTCTGGTATTCTCGATCTTGCTCTAGAATCTGGCCATGTCATGAAGCCATCAAATGGATGGTATCAACTTGTCAACAAAACTACAGGCGAATTGATCGGAGGCAAGGTTCGTTATGATTCTACTCAAAGCGATAACTTCCTTGGTACGGTTCTTAACGATCAATCTTTTGTTAAGTTTGTCAAAGACAAATATCAATTGAATTCTAAGCTCTTGACTGTATCTGAAACAACTCCATCTATTCCTTTGGATGAAGAATTAGTCGAGCTCGATGAAGAAGACATGAAGCTAGTTTCTATCACAGGAGAATAAAAATGAGTATCATCAAATCAATCTTGAATGCTGTGATTCCATCAAATGCAGTAAATTATGAATTCGTAGAACGTAAAGTTGAAGGAGATGAAACAGGACTTGTTCAAGTTGCGACTCGTATCACTTATGGAAAATATGAAGGTTTGATCTTCAGCACTGGTCCTGTGACTTTCGAAGAAAACGGTCCAGAAATCAAACTCAACTATAAATTCATCGTTGAGTTCTTACCAGAGAACATGGAACTTGCATCTGACTTAGATAACGTTGTTGGTGACATCATAATGGATGTTCTATCCAAGGAACATACCGAGGATTGAATAGGAATAGATCTGGTGCATTTTCTTTGATCTGATGTATGTTGATATGTCTTTTCTTGTAAAATGCATTGTAGAACGATTAAACTGTTCTTGACATCTGTGTTATTCAGATGTTAGAATCTTAGTTGATAACAATAAGAATAAAGTAGATGTCAACATTTCACAAGATGATTCTTGCAAATCTTTTGCAGGATAAAGAGTATTTCCGTGCCGTTTCACCATACATCAAGAAAGAATACTTTGAAGACAGAGTAACATCTGTTCTTTATGAGTTGATCGATTCTTTTGCAGCAGAATACAAGAAGCCTCCTGGGAAGGAAGTTTTAGAAGTTCAGATTGAGAACTACAAAGGTCTCACCGAAAAAGAATTCAAAGAAGTTTCTACACTCCTAGAAGAAATTACTCGAGATCATACGCAATCAGATCCAAAATGGCTGCTTGATGAGACAGAAAAGTATTGTCGAGAAAAAGCAATCTATAACGCGATTATGGATTCTGTATCCATTATTGATGGATCGGATACAAAAAGATCCGAAGGTGTGATTCCACAACTTCTATCAGATGCACTTGCTGTATCTTTTGATAAGAATGTTGGACATGATTACTTTTCATCTATCGAAGCTCGATGGGATTTCTACACCCAGAAAGAGACTAAGTTTCCTTCTTTGTTGAAGATGCTAGATAAGGTCATGCATGGTGGTGTGAGTCGAAAGACTTTGAATCTAATCATGGCTGTTTCTGGTGGTGGCAAATCTGCTGCAATGTGTTCTTTAGCTGCTAACTATATCAGTCAAGGATACAACGTTCTCTATATCACAATGGAACTCGCAGAAGAACGAGTTGCAGAACGTATAGATGCAAACCTATTGAACATTCCTATCAATCAAGTCAAAGATATACCTAAAGACTTGTATTGTAAGAAGTTGAATAAGATCAAAGAAAAATCTTTCGGTCGATTATTCTTGAAAGAATATCCTACTGGATGTGCATCTGTCAATAACTTCAGAGCACTGCTTGATGAACTATTGATCAAGAAAGACTTCAAGCCAGATATCGTTTTTGTTGACTATCTAGGTATATGTGCTTCTGCACATTATAAGTCCGGTGGATCTGCTAATTCTTACACTGTTCAGAAATCTGTTGCAGAAGAACTTCGTGGACTTGCAGTTGAACGCGATCTAGTTGTATGGTCGGCTGTTCAATCTAATCGATCAGGATATGGTAATTCTGATATGAATGAAACATCAATGGCCGAGTCTATCGGTATTTTGATGACTGCTGATTTTGTTCTTGGATTGATTCGTAATGCTGATCTAGATGAACTTGGACAAGTCATGATGAAACAGATCAAATCTCGATATGGCGATGTTTCTTATTTCAATCGATTCATATGTGGATTTGATCGAGCAAGAATGAAACTTTTTGATATAGATGATCAATCCGGCATTGTGAATGAAAATGCAGAATCTGATCACATGAATAAGATCGCTGATTCGAAAGAATTAAGATCTGAACCGAAGAAAAAGCCTGGTCTGGATAAATCTTCGGAATGGTCTTTTGATGAATAATCATTAGACTAAGTAGATTACCTTAATCGGTAATTTCAATAAACAGACCGTTATCGCATGAATTTGCATTAGGTCAATAACAATAAAGGAAAATAAAATGGCTACTCTCGCAGAAATCCGTAAGAATAAATCCGCTTTGATGGATAAAGTGAACAAGGCTCTTGCCGGCGCTAACACAAATGCGGATAAGAAAGAAGATGATCGCTTTTGGTCTCCAACTCGCGATGCATCAGGAAATGGAACAGCTATCATTCGTTTCTTGCCTCCTATGGCAGACGACGAACTTCCATGGGTTAAGATTTTCTCTCGCGCATTCAAAGTAGAATCTACAGGCAAGTGGTATATCAACAATGATCTTTCTACTATCGGTAGAGACGATGATCCTGTTTATCAATATATCAAGCCATTGTATGAATCTGGCGATGAAGCAAAGAAGAAGATTGCTGGTACGATGAAGCGCAAAACGCATTACATCTCCAATATTCTTGTGATTAAAGACCCTGCAAATCCTGCAAATGAAGGTAAGGTTAAACTCTTCAAGTATGGTAAGAAGATCTATGAAATGATCATGAGCAAGGCACAGCCTACTTTTGATGATGAAGAAAAAGTCTATGTTTACGATATCGATTCTGGTGCCAACTTCCGTCTTCGTATCAAAACAGTTGATGGATATCCAAATTACGACTCTTCAGTATTTGATTCTGTTACTCCTCTTTGCGGTGGAGATGACGATGAGATCCAGAAGGTGATCGATAATTACATTCCTTTGGCTGAATTCCTTGATCCAAAGAACTTCAAATCTGCTGAACAGCTGAAGAAGGAATTGGATCGTGCTCTGGGTAATGGTGCTCCTATTGGCAAGGCAACTGATCTTCTCAATGAAGATAAGCCAGCTAAGAAAGAATCGAAGACCGAAGAAGCTGCTCCGTGGGATGAAGAAGTGAAGGTTCCAGAAAAGAAAACAGCAAAAGTTGAAGCAAAGCAAGAAAAGGCTATTGTTCCATCTGATGATGACGATGATGACTTGGCACTTTTTAAGGAAATGCTAGGTAAGTAAAATAAAGCCACCAATCGGTGGCTTTTTCATATCATTTAGCCAACAAGGAAAATCGGTGGCTCTGAGAATTCTTCTCTCAATTGCTCTTCTAATCTGGCAATTTCTTGAAGAGCCTCGTTATACATTCCTTGTCCATCAAGTGTTACTCCACCGATAAGAGAAATCCCTCCAAATTTCTTAAGATTCATTCCCCATTGTTTTTCAACAAGAGCTTTGAAGTATTCTTTAACCCAGATTTGATCATAAATTTTAGAATATTCTTCCGGATCTGTTGTTACAAAACATTCAAATGCTACATATTGACCAGCAACAATATTCGCTCCCCAATAAGCATCTATGTAGAGTTTATCGACTACTTGAGTGTATCTGAATAGAGGAACTCCATTGAATGTTTGATCTAGAAGAGCAAGATTTTGCATCAGACTTGTATAGTAAGCCATAGATCCAGTGGAAATATTCCATAAGTCTCCAAGTCTTATTTGATACTGTACAGAAAATAATCCAGAATCGCCTGATGATGTTCCTGTCGCAGATCCTTCTACCATAGGAAAAACACGAACAATGCTTATGATATTATCTGGAATTGAGATGTATCTATTCGTCACATCTTCTGGTGTGATTTGATGAGTTATGTACATCCTCTGAGTTCCATCATAGTGATATGATCTAAACTTTTGAAGAGTATCATCAAGTCTATCAGAAAGTTGCTCTTCTGTTACATTGATCTGAGCAACTGGTTCTCCTAATGAACGAAGTGTGTAATCTATTAGATTTTGTTTAGATTGTATCATTAAAATGTTCCACCGTCGATGATGATATCTCCTGTCGATCCTCCAGTACCTCCAGATCCACCGCTTGTCACTGGATCTTTGAACTGAACACCAGGATCGACAATAGCATTTCCGTTTGCTACTAACGAAACCTTGTTATCTATTTGGCTCTTTTTCAAGACTTCGTAAATATATGTCTTAGGTGACATATCAATCGTAACAGTAGATGATAAAGATATCGTTAAATCTGTTGCAGATGTAGAAAGATCGAACTCCAAGAAAACATCGGCATCTTCATGTTTTCTGATGCATGCATAGAAAGAGTAATCTGATATGTCTACAATTGGATACGATTGTTCAAAGTCGGTACCTTGCTGAATGTAGATGTCAACAAGTCTATTGGGAATGGTTTGCATTCATGTCTCCTGAATTTTCTTTATTTAATCCTCTTGACAGCCTTGTTAGGACGTCATACAATAGACACATGTTGAACACTTTTATGAATTTTTATCATGCCTCGTATTGATCACAATCAAGATTTTGATGACGACTCTTCTGATGAGAACACTATTCGCATCAAGACACAGAAACCGCGGAATCCTTTGGTGAAAGAAATCTTTGATGGGAAGTTCCCACCAAAGCGCCATAAGGATAAGCGCCGTTCTGCATCACGTTTTGATAAGCGTAATATTGAAGAACTTTAAAAGGAATTATCATGAGTATCGAGACTTGGAAAGCAGAATTTTATCCGGCTCCGGCCAATTCTGTAAAGACTTGGGAAGAAGCAATCGATCAAACCATTGTGAAGTGGAGTGGTCTGACAGAAGAAAATTTGAAGAAACATGAATGCATGAAAGAAGGCACATGCATTCGAGATCAAGAGTATTATTCTCTTCAGTGCGATTACCGAATTTGTGCTCTATGCCAAATGAGCATCGATGGCCCATCTGAACATGGATTTGTAGATTGTTCTATTTGTCCTCTTGGAATTTTGCATGGCGAATGTGAAGATGACATTGACAACGGAGATATTGATGAAGTTGATGTTCCTGATCTAGATCCATATACTGTTTGGGAAGAACTTAATAATCCTAAGCCAATGATCAATGCATTGCAAGATGTCAAGAAGTTCATTAAAATTCACAGTTTAGATAAAGAAACAAAGAAATGGATTAAGAATGACGCAACTGAATAAGAAAGCAAAATATCTTTCTGAGATGTTAGACGAAGCAAATAAAGCAACTGATCCTGTCCAATGCTTGAAAGATTTCATTGCACAAGATCCTCGACTAACATCCATTCTAGGATATGCAATCAATCCGAAGTGGAACATCTCAACTGTTCTTCCGGATGGGGTTCCGCCTTACACAGAATCGGATCTCCCTCTTGGTATGGCAGCTCTCGATTTGCTGAAGCTACATAGCAAGATCTACATCATGTTCAATCCTGAATTGAAGCAATTCAAGAAAGAAGAATTCTTCATCAAGTGGATAGAAAGCATGCATCCAACCGATGTTGGAATTTTTATTGCAGTGAAAGACCAAAATCTGGAGTCTTTGTATCCAAATTTGACTAAAACTGTTGTACACTATGCACTCGGTTGGACTAAGGAACAGTTCGACTCCTTGTTTGTTTGAGGTTATCATGAATCTTGATCTTGTTATGAAATTTGCGCATAATCCTGTTCGTAATTATGCTATTCCTGGACTGACTTCTTGGATGATTTCGAATTCGCCAGAAGGAAACATCCGGATGTTTGATATGACTCGAGATCATATAGAACCAATCGTTGCTCATAGCCATCGATTCAACTTTCATTGCATTGTTCTGGAAGGCGAAGTTGAAAATATTTTGTTCAAGCAATCTATGGATGGAGATCTTTATTCTGCTGTCTATCAAACATATAATGGCTCGATTGGTTCTTATAAGACAGAACGATCAAATCTTCATATTCGATACGTTCAAATTTCTCAGAAATACAACAAAGGAGATCAATACTCAATGTACTCTGACGAAATTCATTCCATCAGATTCAAGAAAGGAACGAAAGTTCTATTCTTCGAAGGCCCAGATGTCGATGATAAGAGTATTATCATAGAACCTATTGTTGATGGCGAACTCATCGAAACATTCAAAGTTGAACCATGGATGTTCAAGAAAGACATTAATGAGTGAAGAATTTAAAATCCTGACAGATGCACAACATGCTCTTCAGGCTCCTTATATGTACATCGGATCTACTTCTGTTGAAGAGCAAGAAGTGGTTACTTTCGGTGAGACAAAGAAATTTAACATTGTTCCTGGTCTACTGAAAATCATTTGAATTTACAATTTTTAAAATGATGTCTCAGCATTCCTCCTGCATATCCCTCTTTGCCGCAATGATTACATATCATCTTTTCTTTTGAATAGTTGTTTCCTTTTAGATTTAATTCTTTTATCAAAGGATCGTTTTTATTAAGACGATATCTATTTCCTTGATCATCTTTGAATATTGTTATCCCTTTCAGTTTTTCTTTGATTTTAGGAGATACCCCTTCTATAAATGTTTCCGGTTGTTGTCCTTTGAAGTGCCATTTTGTATCTAGAGATATAGGATCGTAATACGCAGTCTTGCCATTTATACTTTTTGTGTTCGGAGATCCTAGAATCCAGTTCTCTGGTGGAGTTTTATTCTTGGATATTCTTTGTGTTTCCATAGTGTTCGGATCATACCATATTCTAGATCCATTCATAACTTCTATATGAGACGGGTGTCCGCGTTTCCAGTTATCTGGTAGTTTTATAGAAGATTTATCTATATTTTTTGGAATACGCAATACTGTCTCTTCCATAGTGATTTCGTTGTGGATTTTGATACTTGCGTATCTAGACCCTCGTATGTAGCCTTCTGGTATTATTGCGTCTGTATCCTTCTTATTGATTCTTATGAAGTCGAATGTGATAGGATTGTAATAATGTGCAACAGAATTTGCTTTTCCTATCTTATCTCCGAAATCTTGTTTTAATTTTTCATATGTTCTAGATTTTCTGAAATTTAGTTTTTCATATTCTCTTGTATTCCAGTTGGTCATTGAATTAAATGCGTATGTCAGATCCCCGCCGTATGTTTTCCACAACATCCAATGAGCAATAAAATGTTGACGAGCAGTAAGAATAGCTTTATTCCATACGTTTTTATTTAGAGATTTATATTCGATCCACAATGATTTAGGAAGAAAATGGTGCTGTTCTATGTATCCAAGTTCTTCTTTTGTTTTCGAAGAATTTGATTGACAACAAGCATTGATAAAGTTAAAATACCTCTTAAGATAGTGATCGTTATGAGGTTTAGATGAAAGAATGGCATAAATATCTATGTTGGACATAGTTGTCTCCTTGATAACGGTTAAAGAAATGTCTAAAGGCCATGGGAACTGTCAATTCCGCGATGGTCATTCTTATTTAGTGAAGAGGAAACATGTCAGATTTTAAAATTTTGAATGATAGAGAGCACGTGCTACTTAGAAGTGGCATGTACATTGGATCAACTTCTCTAGAAGAAGTTTTTGGTATCGTTAATTTCAAATTCCAATCAAATTCCATTGTTCCTGGATTGATAAAGTGTATCGAGGAAGGATTGCAAAATTCATTAGATGAATTTTCCAGAACAGATGGGAATTTTGCAAACAAGATTGATATTATAATCGATCAATCTAATGATTTGACAATTTCAATCCAAGACAATGGCAGAGGAATTCCTGTTGAAAAGATAGGAGATGTATATCGACCAGTTCTTGCATGGACAACATTAAGAGCGGGATCAAATTTTGATGATTCGAATAGAATTGGAGCTGGACAGAATGGGGTTGGTATTTCTCTTGTGAACATCTTTTCGAAAGAATTTATCGGAGAAACAGATGATGGGAATCAGTCACTGCATCTTAAATGCAAGAACAACATGAGCGAAATTTCTTTTGATGTCAAGAAATCTAATAATCGAAGAGGTACGCTTGTTAAATTTTCTCCAGATCTAACAAGATTTGGAATTGATAGCTTTACCTTTGATCACACAGAAATTATCAGAGATAGACTTTACAATCTATCCATCATATATCCATCCATTGTCTTTACTTTGAATGGAGAAAAGATAAAATTCTCAACAATAGAAAATATCGCAAAGAAATTTCATGCAAATGCTATTTCTAGTGATACGAAATCATGTAGGCTGATAATTGCTCCTTCTGGATCGGATCAAGAATTTAGATGTATTTCATATGTGAACGGGATCTATGTTAAGAACGGAGGTTCTCATGTAGATTATATCATCAGTTCTATGATAAACGAACTGCGTCCGATGATTAAGAAGAAATGGAAAATTGATGTATCTCCTAATGGAATCAAACAACATATACTATTAGGTTGCTGGACTAGTAAATTTCAAAATTTGAAGTTTGATAGTCAAACTAAAGAATGTATCAAAAATTCGAATCAAGAAGTTCAATCTCACTTCAATGACATTGATTTCAAGAAGATTGCCAAGCAAGTGATTGATAACGAAGCAATCATCATGCCAATCATCGAAGCTATTCTTTTCAAGAAGGAACAAGAAGAACGTCGAGAGGCTGCTAAACTAGCGAAGCAATCTAAAAAGATTCAGGTTGTAAATCATATAGAGGCACAATCCAAACATCCAGAAGAAAAGACATTGTTCTTGACAGAAGGTCTTTCTGCTTGTGGTCCAATTCTTGCTGTTCGGAATGCTATGACTACTGGGTCGTATGCTCTTCGAGGCAAGGTGATGAATACATATGGAATGAAACCAGTTGAAATTCTGAAGAATAAAGAATATTTCGAACTATGTGCTGTTCTTGGTCTCGAATTTGGTAAGCCTATTGATGGACTGACATACGGAAAAATTGCTGTGATGTCTGATGCTGATCCTGATGGAGATGCAATTTTTTGTTCTTTGCTATCTTTCTTTTCTGCTTGGCCTGATCTTTTCAAGCAATCTAGAATTTACAGAGTTCGATCTCCTTTGTATGTTTGCCAGAAGAAAGGCAAGAAGAAACTATTCTATACATATGAAGAATTTCAGAAAGCAAAGCTTGATTCTTCATGGGAAGTGAATTATATCAAAGGTCTTGGTTCTTTGGATCAAGAAGACTATGCAGAAGTGATTAATAATCCTGTGCTTGTCAAGGTGTCTGCTTTGGATGATCAAGATATCAATATGATAGATATCGCATTTGGTGATTCATCGGATGAACGTAAAAAATGGATGTTGGAGTGAATATGAGTGTTTCTATCTCTGCGGCTGTTGTTGTTGGTCTTCGTAGAAATGAATTCGAAGATGCTGACAAATTGGATGAATTATTGGACAACGGTGAGTTATGTATGTATGCTCCTTATTATGATGGATGGCAAGAAGCTATCATCGGTATAGAGCTTTATCGTGGACAGTTTGAATTTGATGGAGTTAAAGTCATTGAAAAATTCGTTGAATTCCATAACTTGACAGGACAACATGGAAAACTTTTCGTTGCTCCTGATGTTTATTGAGGATTGATTATGTTAGATGAGCTTTTTGAAGATGAAGCAAAGCCAGTAAAATCAGAAGTAAAGATCATTCGATCTGGAACATCTGTTAAGAGTTTGATCAATGTAGACTATCGTGGTTATGCGATGTATGTTCTTGAACATCGTGCGATTCCATCTGTGATCGATGGATTCAAGACATCTCAACGTAAACTGTTCTATGCCATGCAAAAGAATGGCGGAAAGAAGATTAAGCTAGCCGAACTCGGTGGTAGTCTTTCTTCTTATGGATATGCACACGGAGAATCATCTGCACAAGCTGCTGCTGTCAACATGTCTCAAGAATGGGCAAATAACATTGCGCCTTTCATCGGACATGGGAACTTTGGAACTCGTTTGATCCAAGAAGCAGCTGCACCGAGATACATCTATGCGACAATGAATCCTTTAGCAGAAAAGATCTTCAATGACAATGATGTTCTGAACAAAAATGAAGATCCAGATGACGTAGAACCACATCACTATCTACCTATCATCCCTTGGGTACTTTTAAACGGGATTAAAGGTATCGCCGTCGGGTTTGCTGTTGATATACTACCTAGGACACCTAAAGCGCTAATCCAAGCCTGTAGAGAGTATATTTCAACTGGCTCTATCAAGATTGATCTTGTTCCTTCGTTCCCATCTTTCAGAGGAGAAGTTCGAAAGATTGAAGATGGCAAATACATGTCTGTCGGTGTCATTGAAAAGGGACTGCGCAACTCTTATGTGATCTCAGATCTTCCATGGGGTCATGATCGAGAATCGTACTTCAATCATCTTGTTGCAATGCAGGAAGATAAGAAGATCAATTCTTTTGAAGATCACTGTGACAAAACTGGTTTCAATTTTGTTGTGAAGATGGATCCAGAACAAAGAACTAAAGCAGAAGTTGATCTGATCAAATACTTCAAGCTGTCTAAGATTCATACAGAAAATTACACAACTCTTGATGAGAATGGTAAACTTAGAGTATTCAATCATGTGAATGAAATCATTGCATATTTTTGCAACTACAGAATCAAGAAGAAGAAAGAACAGCTGGATTTCAATGTTCAGAAGATTCAAGATGATCTGGATTTTTTACTTGCCAAGCAATTGTTCATAGATCGTGTTTTGATATCCGGTGTTCGTGAAGTCTCGACATGGAAGCTTGATGTATTCAAGTCTTGGATTCTTGAAATCGTGAAGAAGAAAGATTTTGTCGATTCCTTATCAAAGACTCCTGTATACAAATTCACATATGATGAAATTCAGGCTCTAGAAGATGAGATTTCTAAGAAGACTATTCTATTGGAAGAAGCAAAGCAACAGGTATCAGATAAAGTTCTTGTTGCAGAAATGATATCACTGAAAGTATGAGTTTATTCGTTGATCAGACATACATTGGACTGATCGGACAAAGACTAAATCTTTTCAGACAAGTGAAGTCTGATCTGTACAATTTTCGTTGTCCGATTTGCGGAGACTCGTCTAAGAACGAGTACAAGAGAAGAGCATATTTCTACAAGAATAAGTCAGGAGAAGGCTTCAACTTTCAATGTCATAATTGTGGTGGATCGCATTCTCTGTATAAATTCATTGAGATTGTCTTTCCAGAATTTATCAAGCAATACAAGTTTGAAACATTTTCATCTTCTGGAAAAAGCATTGGTCTCATAGAAGAAGCAATTCCATTCAAGAAACTAGAAGTTATCTTTGATGGAATCACGCCTATGGATCTTCTTCCTGATGATCATCCTGCTGTTCGATATCTACTGAATGAAAGAAGACTTCCTGTTTCTTTGCTTGAGAGGTTCCTGCATGTTGATAAATATGTAGAGTGGTTGAAAGAAACGACTCAGGATGAAGATCTGAAATACAAAGAACATTCCAGAATCCTAATTCCATACACAAACAAGAACGATCATATCTATCGATATGTTGCGCGTTCTTACGATTCCGATTACGCAGCAAAATATCTCTACACGGATCTCGATCTGGGATCTCCGATTTACAATTTCTATCATGTCGATCATGATAAGAAGATCTATGCTGTAGAAGGACAGATTGATGCAATGTTGATTGGACAACAAGCAATTGCACTAGGAAACGGAAAATATGATCAACACGACTTGACATCTTTCAAAGATTGTGTAATAATACCAGACAATGAATGTAGAAATGTTCAAATCGTGAACTCGCTTGGGAAAGCGATTGATTCTGGACTTTCTGTATGCATCTGGCCAACATTCTACGGCAAAGACATCAATGATATGATCTTGAATGGGCTAAAGATTGAAGAAATACTGGAGATTGTTGATTCCAACACATTCTCCGGAATAAAAGCAAAAATAAAGTTTCAACAATGGAGAAAAACAATAAATGACAAATCAAACCTATTCAATAGGAGATAACACAAGTGCGACGATTATTGCAGATTCTGTAAATCAATACGGCAATCGCATCATAACATTCAGTCTCAAATACTGGCGAGCAATTCATGGAGAAGTGATGACGCATAGAGTTTTTAGCAGGAATGCTTCAAGCTCCAGAGCTATTCCAGTTGCTAAGATGATCGAACAAGTAGAGAAGAATCCTTTTATTCAATTGAAGGTCGGAAAGAATATTCCTGGTATGCAAGCAAAGGAATATCTAGAAGGAGATGAACTTGAAGCATTTCATACTGAATGGCGTAAATCTGCTCAAATGATGGCAGATCAAGCAAAGGTCATGAATGCAATGGGAGTTCATAAACAGTCTATTAATCGGATCCTCGAGCCTTGGCAGATCATGAATACTGTTCTAACAGCAACAGATTACGATAATTTCGATGAACTTCGAATTCATGATGATGCAGAGCCTCATATCAATGCTTTAGCTACTTGCATGAAACAAGCAAAAGATGCTTCGATTCCAGTAAAACGTGTTTCTGTGAATGATTGGCATCTTCCTTATATCTCGGATGAAGAACGTAAGACTTTGCCGATCGAAACTCTGCTTGCTTGCTCGACTGCACGCTGTGCTCGTGTTAGCTATCTGACTCACGAAGGTAAGGAACCTGATCCAGAAGCAGATAAAATCTTGTTTGAACGTCTTGTTGGTTCTCGTCCATTACATGCATCGCCATGTGAACATCAAGCATATGCATCTCCTGTCAAGGGATATGTAAAGAATTTCAACGGCTGGGTCCAGCACAGAGCATTAATCGAATCAAATCTTTGGAGCGACCTCGGGATTTGAATTTAAATATCATCCCTGGAATTCAGGGATCGAATTAATGCTTGTGTAACTAAAATAAAAAGAAAAGGTTAGGTAATGGACATTCAAGAAGTTGGTGATATTGGTAAAGGCATGTTGTCACAATCTAAGTTTTATATGGGATATAGTAGATGGAATGACGAACTAGAACGATACGAAACATGGGAAGAATCAGTACAACGTGTCATGCAAATGCATCGGGAGAAATATAAAGACAGGATGACTCCAGAACTCGAAGAGTTGATTCATTTTGCACAGAAAGCATATGAAGAACAATTGATTCTAGGTGCCCAAAGAGCTCTACAATTTGGCGGAGAGCAATTGTTCAAGCATGAAGCTCGTATGTATAATTGCACAGTTAGTCATGTTGATCGCCCACGATTCTTCTCTGAAGCGATGTATATGCTTCTATGCGGATGTGGAGTTGGATTTAGCGTACAAAAACAGCACATTGAAAAACTTCCTAGTTTGAAGAAGAGAAGTGAAAAGAAATCCAAAGTTTTTGTCATTCCAGATACGATTGAAGGGTGGGCTGATGCTTTTGGTGTCTTGCTAGCTAGTTATTTTGATATCGAAGGAGATTTCAAAGAATATAAGGGATGTCAGGTTCACTTTGACTATAGCAAGATTCGTCCGAAGGGTGCTTTGATTTCTGGTGGATTTAAAGCTCCTGGTCCAGATGGTTTGCGTCAGTCTCTTCAGAAATGTGAAGCTCTCATTGATTCTCTTTTTGTCGGAAACGAAACACATGTCAAGATGCCTAGCATTGTTGCATATGATTTTGTAATGCATATGTCCGATGCTGTTCTTTCTGGTGGAGTTCGTCGTAGTGCTACCATTTGCATGTTCAGTAAAGATGACACCGATATGCTAAATGCCAAGACAGGCGATTGGTTTATTACGAATCCTCAACGTGGTAGAAGTAACAATTCTGTCATGTTGCAACGAGATGATGTCACTCGCGAAGAATGGCATGAGATCATGAAGTCTGTGCGACAAGTTGGAGAACCTGGATTTATCTTTACCGATAATCTGGAATTCTGCTATAATCCATGTGTAGAAATTGGAATGCTCCCAAAATCAGAAGATGATGAGAGTGGATTTCAAGTCTGTAATTTGACAGAAACAAATGGCGGAAAATGTGTTGATAGATCAGCTCTGATGCGAGCGAGTAAAGCTAGTGCGATTCTTGGTACGTTGCAAGCTGGATATACGAACTTCAAATATCTAACCGATGCATCGAAGAAAATTATCGAACGTGAAGCCCTTCTAGGCGTTAGTATCACGGGCTGGATGAATAACCCAGATGTTCTGTTCGATGAAACTAACATGAAGGATGCTGCTGAAGAAGTTAAGAAGTGGAACAAGATTACAGCTGAACTCATTGGAATTAATCCTGCTGCTAGATGTACTGCTGTCAAGCCTTCTGGTAATGCTAGCGTTCTTCTGGGTACTGCATCTGGAATTCATGGCGAACATTCTCCTTTGTATTTCAGAAATGTTCAAATGAATGATCAAGATGATGTGCTAGGATTGATTCAGAAGAATAATCCAGAAATGATTGAAAATAGCGTTTGGTCTTCTACTGGAACTGATAAAGTTGTGAGTTTTCCTGTTGTGAGCAAGCCTGGAAGCATATATAAGAATGATCTTCTAGGAACAAAGCAACTAGAGTTTGTCAAGAAGGCACAACAGGTATGGATTGAGCATGGAACAAATCTTGATCTTTGTGTAGATAAACGACTCCGTCATAATGTCAGCAACACGATTACTGTCGATGATTGGGATGAAGTAGAAGAATACATCTACGAAAATCGACGTTGGTTTGCTGGGATTTCTCTTTTATCGGCTATGGGCGATAAGGCGTATCCACAAGCTCCTTTCACTGAAGTTTTTGAAGCAAAAGATATCCTTGAAAAATATGGCAATGCAAGTATGATGGCATCTGGTCTGATCATTGATGCTCTGCACGCGTTCAATAATAATCTTTGGGTTGCATGTGATACCGTGAATGGCTGGGGAGAGAAGCTTGACGAAACCAAGAAGGAAGATCTTCTGAAGAGGGATTGGATTCGAAGAGCTAATAAATTCTCTGTGAATTATTTCAATGGCAATCGTCTGGAAATGACGAATTGCCTGAAGGATTGTTTCAATCTTCATAAGTGGTGCACTATTTCGAATTCTCTGAAGAAGATTGATTTTAGTTCCGAACTACAGAAGAAGACCTTCGTTGATGTTGATACCCTAGCTGGAGCAGCATGCGCCGGTGGAACGTGTGAAATAATTTTCTGAAAAAGATAGGGAAGCGAATGATTGAATCGCCTTGTATCAAAAAATGCGAACTGCGTAACAACAGATGTATAGCATGTGGAAGAACAATCGAAGAAATTTCGAATTGGAAAACTTTTACAGATGACCAGAAAGTTTCTGTTCTTGCTAGGATACGAGCAGATACATATTGGCCAGACATTTGCTTCCCTCCTATCAATCTTCTTGTTCTACATTCAGCTAAATGGAATAATTTCAAATGACAGATATTACAATTACAATTTCAGGTCCAGGCAAAACATTTTCTGCAGAACTACATGTTATCAAGCAAGCCCTAGAATACCTAGGTTGCATTGTTACAATTGAAGATCCGTATCAAGATGATAGCAACGATCATTCTATCGAAGAACATGTTGATCGTATGAAAACTATGAATAAAGATAGCCCAACAAAAGTACATATCAAGGCAAATCATATGCCTTGGGGAGGTTGACTTTTCTTTATTCTTCGTGTATAATGTAACTTTATAAAAGGTTAGAAATGAATAGACTACAATACCTTCTGATGAAGCTAGCAGAAGAATCATCTGAGATAACTCAGATTTCTCTGAAGACTGCTCAATTCGGATATGATTCATCATGGAATGGAAGCCCAACAAATATCGAACACTGTCATAAAGAGTTGGATGATTTGATGGCTGCTATTGAAATGCTGAATGAAGAATTTGATTTCGGTTACGCTTTCGACCGCGAAGCAATTGATGCTAAGAAAGCAAAAGTGAATAAGTTCTATCAAATTTCGGTAGATTTGAATAAAAATAATCAAGGAGAATAATAATGGCTACTTTCCCAATTCCAAGTGATCCAGTTCAGAAGGACAAGATCATGGCTGTCGTTCGTGAGATTTCTGGGTCTATGACTCGAATCGAAGCAGAACGAGATTACATCAAGGAAGCAGTGACAGAACTTGCTAAGGATCAACAGATTCCGAAGAAGCTTCTGAATCAATTTGCTCGTGCTTATCATAAGTCGAATTTTGCGCAAGTCGTTGGAACGAATGAAGAATTCGAAGAATTGACTCTTGCTCTTCAACCAAAGGCAATTGTAGATGATTTCCAGACAGGCGATGACGATGAGTGAATTTGCAATCGGGGATGTTGTATATCATCCTCATACAGGAAAGAAGATGACAGTTGAACGGCTTGGCTGGCTCGATGTTGTCGAGACTGCATGGTTTCAATTGAATGAAGCTACTCGAGAGCACGAACTAAAGAGACAAACTTTCAGAGCAGAAGATCTTCGTCATGCTTTAGCAGAAGATTTCTCTGATCGAGATATTCTTAAAGGATGATTGATGTATTATGTCTATTTGAGTGATGTTGCTACAGCAGAATGGTATAAATTACCGTGTTGCTTCATACCTAAGCAATTGATTGGAATGTATGGGATGCTGTTTGAAATTAGAAAAGATGAGCATATCATGAAATCTCTTCTTGATGATCCGATCAAACGATCATTTGGATGGGTTATCCAAACAGAAAACGGTAAAATCATATCAGATATTCTGGAATTAGCTGCTGATATCAAAGAAAGGATTTCAAAATGAGCATTTTAGAATTTACATTGCTTCTCATAGCAATCGTTTTCATTCGTGAATACTTTATCAGGAAGAAATGAAGGTTATCGTTGCAGGATCCAGAGATTTCAAAGATTCATCGCTAATCTTTGCTGTTCTGGATCATCTACATTCCAGACATGGCTTCACTGCTATCGTATGTGGAATGGCACAAGGCCCAGATTTGATTGGGAAAGAATGGGCAGATTCCAGAGGAATTGAAGTTATGGAATTTCCTGCGAATTGGAAGAAGTACAAGAATGCTGCTGGTCCAATCAGAAATTCTGAGATGGCAGAAGTTGCAGATTTCTTGGTTGCTTTTTGGGATGGAGAGTCAACAGGAACAAAAGATATGATCTCGAAGATGCGTAACAAAGTTTTACATCTTCATATGATTGATAAAGAAGGTCCGATTGATCTTTGATCTTGTCTTAACATATCAACTGAATCAGTAAAATGATGTTGACTTGAAGCAGAACTCCTTGTATAATCACTTTATTGGTTAGCGAAGATACAAGGAGTTTAATATGAACATTGCAGATATCATCAACAAAGTGAATTCCCAAGTTCAGAAGGAAAATAATTCTTCGAATGATTTGCGCGATTGGGTTCGTAAAGAACACGCTAAGATTGATGATCCAAAGTTCAAGTCTTATTCTTGGATTGCTGAATTGATCAACCCAAACTGAAAGATTATCATGACACGATATCAACATTCTTTGCTTATTACATCAATCTGTTTTCTTCTGTTCGTAACTCAAGTTATTACTGGAGCTCATGTTTTCCATGTTGTATGGGCATTTCTTTGTGCTGGGACTTGTGCAATCTTTTCTTCGAACATCGAGCAACAAATGAAGGATATCAGCTATGAATAAAATTTATCCCAAGGATGTTACATTCATCCGTAAAATTCTTCTGAACTATGGTGAAGATCATGAAGACTTTGGTCTTTGTTACTATACAGATAAAAGAGCTTCCGTATTTGATAATATCAGTACATATCAATTTATTGGATCTTTTGTTCTGAAACATCTTCCTGGTTCGTTTGGATATACAAGCCTTCGCGCTGAATTTGCATCTTTGATCTGTGATTACATCGATCATGGATTTGAATATGGTGAATGGTATAATGGAGTGTATCGCTTCAAATCTACACCAGAAGGCGTGAAGATTCGACGCAGGATGAAGTATCTTGCTACTGGAAAATGATCTTCGATACACAGATCAGAAAAGCTAGGAAGAACCATCTTTGCACATGGTGCGGAGAAAATATTCTTCCTAGTGAATCGTATGCATGCTGGGTTTCAGTTGAAGATTCTTTCTTCTCAAACAAGATGCGCATTGAATGTCACGAAGCAACAGAAAAATTAAACGAAGAATATACTCCGTATGAAAATCAGAGAGGAAAGTTAGAGGATGAGTGAAAATGTACATATCTTATGGGACGTAATAAATATCCCAGGAGTTTTGAAAGTCGATCCAACAGGAAGTCGAGAAATTTGTAATCCGGCTCCGACCGATACAGATTACGATATCATCTGCCTAGTCAATCGTGACATTCATAACGATTTAGTTGATACAATTGGGTTTGAGCATACATCAAACCAAGAAGGATATGAAGACATTGATTCTTTTATTGATTGTTATCAATACGAAGAGATCAATCTCGTTGTGATCAGAGATCCAGATTTCTATAGGAAATTCAGAAGCGCAACAATACTTTGCAAAGCTCTTAATGTGTTGGATAAAACCAAAAGACTCGAAATTTTCGATCTGATTCTTTACAGGCAGGAAAAGTTAGATGATCATAAGTGATTTTTCAAAGACAGCTTACGCGTGCGTACATGCAATGGCTGATGATATCAAAGTGTCTTCTTCCGAAGAAGTAGAGAACATCCTACGTCACATGATTATAAATTCTTTCACGACAACGCAAAAGAAGTTCCGTAAAGATTATGGAAGTATGGTGATTGGTCTTGACGGTATGAAGAATTTCCGTAAAGAAATCCATCCAGAATACAAAATTCATCGAAAGAAGAATCGAGAAAATGATGGGATGCCTTGGCATATCATTTTTAACTGTATGGATATCATTCGCGAAGAAGCGAAGATGTACTTTCCATGGAAAGTAGTATGGTCTGATCGAGCAGAAACAGATGATGTGATGGCCGTTCTGGTTGAAGAAGTAGCTAACAAGAACATGATTCAAATTGGTGTTATCGAGGAACCAGAACCTGTACTTCTTGATACCAGAGATCATGACATGTATCAGCTTCAGAAGTATTCAAATGTCAAGCAATGGTCTTCTGTTGATCGCAAGTTTATTCGGCCAGATAAGCCTCCCAAAGAATATCTTCGTGATATGATCATCGGTGGCTGTAAAGGAGACGGTGTAGATAACGTTTTCTCCCCTTTGGGAAGCTATGCAAATGGAGTCAGACAGAAAGCATGTATTGCTAGCAGAGTTGCTCCTATCATCAAGCATGCGAACATCTTTGATTACAATGATGATCCAGAAATTGTAAAGCGTATTAGACAAAATTATCAATTGGTTTGCTTTGATGGCATTCCTTTGGATGTCCGTGAAGATATCTTGGAATCATGGAACACTCGTAAGAAAAATTCCAAGATGACTATGATGAAGTATTTGAATGAAAAGAAGTGCAAGCGCCTTCTTGATTTATTGGATGATATGTAATGACAATAGAATGCTACTTTAGTTCATGTGGACGACACTCTTGCCACTATGATCCAGACAATGGTCCTTTTTGTGATGAACCAAAATGCGTTGCTACATCTGATGAGATTGCATTCTTCGAGATAGAACGCAGAAACTTCTTAGAAAGAATTTATAATGAAAACAAAGAAACAGGTGATTCGAGTAGGTGATCTAGTCGAAGTCGTGAATCATCGTTGGATTGATCGAATTGGATACAATCTTGTCTGGACAGATCTAGTTGAAGAAGTTGAGAATGATCCAGTAACACATGAAGCGATGAAAATCCTTAGAATGTGGAATGGACCTACATTCTTCGAAGCTATACCTAATCACTTTCCTCGTGATTTTATCAGAGCTATTGCTAAACATCGAGTAGATGAGCGAGGATTCGGTGGTGATGAAAGAAAGATTCATTATCTAGAATCAAAATTTGTAAATCCATTTTTTGATAGTTATAAATGTCGCGTGATAGGGAAACGAATTGCAAAGACTGGAACATATTTTCCTCCTTGTAATCGAAGAGTTTACGATCCTTGGAATGGCGATTACCATGATCCAACTCCTGGTGGATTAGCTGATTGCAAGACTCATATCATTCTGAAATTGGAAAATGGATGTGAGATCGAAGAATGTGACGTAAAATTGATCGAAAGAGCAAAATGAGTTGTTTCTGTACAGGAATTTGCAAAGAATTAGGATATTGTCCTAATCATGATAGAACAGATCTAAATCCTTCAAAAATCTTTATGAATGGATACTTTGAAAAGGTTGCAGAACGAGTCGAGTGCAAGCATCCAGAACACAATCCACCAATGCACATTGCAATTCCTTCTGGATATAGATACATTCACATCTGTCCAAAGTGTGGAGCAAACACAGTGATGCAAGATAACATGATTCAAATGAAAACTTTAGGAGGATGATATGATAAAAAGTTCAAAAGTAAACATGATTGATGTTTCAGATTTTGATGATCTGGTAGTGAAGACTTACGGAAGAACATATAGTTTTCAACAGCAAGATGGATGTAAAGAAAGAGGAACATATAGCTTTAGTGTTCCTATTCTTGGTCCATGTGATTTTGAGAATGATACGATCCCAGAAGAAGTAAATGGCGATGAGATGGGTGTCAGTTTCAAATCATGGCTTGAAAGAGATCCTAACCAGAAGTTGAATTCATCGGATGAATGGGAAAGAGAACATGGTCTTAATCTGTTCTGGAAGCGTAATTTCTATCCATCTGTTGATACGGTGATTGATGATCTTTACAAGAAAGGTCTGATCGAAGAAGGAGACTATTGCATTGATATTGATTGGTGATAAATGAACATTGATGAAATCACATCTCTCGCGAAAAAACACCTCGGGAAGCCTACGCCTAATCCAGGACAGATTGAGGCTATTGTAGGGGCCGTAGACGCGTTCTTGAGTGGGTATAAACATGTAATCATCTCTGCACCAACAGGCTCTGGCAAATCCGTAATTGCAACAACGGTTCATAAGGTTCTACGAGAAATCAAAGGCAAATGGCGAACGACCCTAATCACGTCAACCAAAGGCTTGCAAGATCAGTACACAAATGACGATAGGTCTATCGTAGATTTACGAGGTAAGACGAACTACAATTGTCCTCTCGGTGTCGGTCCATACAATTCTGGCGGATGTCGTTCTAAGATTGCAACGAATAAGTGCCAGAAGAACGTCATGTGTCCATATGTCAAGAAACGAACATACTGGTGCAATCAAGCAAATCTTCGGATTACAAATTCTTCATTTCAGATTGAAGCATGTCCTGCTATTTGCATGGAACCAGAAAATGTCGCAGATCTGATAGTTGTTGATGAGTGTCATGAAATTGATGACTTGATCATCGAGCATACTTCGATCTCATTCAACATCGAAGATTATGTCCTGACAAGAAAGTATGGCGGTGCTGCATTTCTATCCGCTCTTGCTGGATATCTGGAGATCTTTAAGTCCATTGCAGTAGGAACAACATTTCAAGTCAATTCCGCGATGTATGAAGGGATGGAAAGATTAACAGAACTTGTTGCATCTTTAGTTGCCCAGATGGAAGAACTACTTGAAGAAGATCGTAATGATAAAGAATTGATTGGCGATCTTCTAGAAGCTTTGCAGCAGATTCAAGATAAGACTGAAATATTTGATGCAGCTGGACATAAGGGAACATGGATTGTCCATTCATATGGTCCTGGTCAGATGGAAATCAAGCCAGTGTTTGCTTGGCAAGTTTCAAATCATTCTTTGTTTCGTAAAGCATCTTACTTCTTGCATATGTCTGCTACTGTATGTGGATATGAGCAATACATGAAGAATCTTGGAATCAAAGAAGAAACATGTCAAATTATTGAAGTTGAAAATTCAATCCCTGTCAAGAATCGAGTCGTCAAAGTTATTCCGACCCAGAAAGTTTCTGGGAACTATGACATTGATAAGCTAGCAAAGAACATTGACATGTTGATTGGGATGAATAAAGGAATGAATGGAATCATTCACACTGTTTCGTTCAAGTTAGCAAACGAAATCAAAGATCGATCGAAGTACGCTCATAAGATGATTGTTTCTGGTGATCGAAGTGATATCCTCGAATTCTTGGATCCATCGAACAAAGGTAACATCGTTCTGAGTCCTTCTATCGTCAAGGGATATGACTTTAAAGGAGACATGTCCAGATTTCAGATTATTGCAAAGGTTCCGTTTGCATTTCTTGGAGATCCTCTAGTTGCTCTGAACGCTAAAGAAAGACCTGATTGGTATGCTCGTAAAGCAATTCTTTCATTGGTTCAGAGTTGTGGACGATCTATTCGGGGTGTTGATGATTGGGCGAATACATACATCATTGATACAAATTTTCTTCGATTGATTCGAGACAATCATGATATCTTCCCTGATTGGTTCGTTGAATCGCTTGAAATCGTTCAATAATATATCAGAATGTTCTTGACTTTTGATTTATTACGTGTAAAATAAGGATACCATGACAACAGCAAATGAACTATCAAAACTCATCAAACAATATGAATTGGTCATAACAGAACGGATCATGTCCTCTAGCTTCCAACAAATTTCTTCCATGAAAGAATCCGGATATTTTAGTTCGATGAATCCAAGGATAGAAAAAGCAAACAAGCATCTGAAAAAATTGTCTGAACAATACGAAAATCTTACACAAGAAATCAAATGTAAGTTACAATATGCTATGGAAGACTATCTGATTTCTGTTGGCTGTTGCAAAATTTCAGAACAATGGGAAATTACTCTTGATGGATATAAACAGCGTGTCGACTGCATTGGAATTTCTTATTTTTATTCCGACATGGAGTCTGGCATGGCTAGACTTACCATCGGAAACGGATCGCAGACATATAACTTCAAAATTTTAGATAAATTCATTCGTTTTGAAACCGATAACTGTATGTATTGAAAGATTACCATGAGCATCATCAGAGCAATTGAAAAAGCGTATCAAAAAGCAAAAGAACGAAAGTATGATAAGATCTACTTCTCGATTGATTTGCATGACACGATCATCAAAGGCAACTATGTAAATGGAACCTATGATTTCATCAATGATGATGTTAAGCGATGTTTGCAAATGCTATCCAGATTTGATGAAGTTGTTCTGATTCTTTGGTCTTCTCTATTGGAAGAAGGAAAAGAAGATATCAGGACTTTCTTGGAATTCCATGGGATTTATTTTGATTACATCAATTGTAATCCAGACGAAGAAAATACTTTTTACGCAGATTTTTCACAGAAGTTTTACTTTTCTGTACTGATAGACGATAAGGCAGGCTTTGATCCTGATTATGACTGGCATTCTATTATGATTTGGTATCAGAATCGTGTAGCAGATGTTGATTTTATATTTTAATTGGAGCTGATTATGATGAATAAAGAAATTAAGACTAAGTGGCTCGCTGCTCTCCGTTCCGGCGAATACAAGCAGGGGATGGGAGCTCTGCATAACATTGCAGAAGATTCTTATTGCTGTTTGGGTGTTCTTTGTGATATCTATGCAAAAGAACACCAAGAATCGGAAAATGTTAGACGACCGCATCCTGATAGTGGTGAGACTGAAATGTTCTATGACGAATCAGCTGTAGCACCTGATTTGATTGTATCGTGGGCTGGAATCCAAGACGGAAATCCTTATATCAAAGTTGATAATAAATATAATCGTTCAGTTGCCGAACTGAACGATAACGGAAAAACGTTTGAAGAAATCGCAGACATCATCGAAGAACAGCTATGATTTATTTTGTTGAAATGTTTGATGGGAATAAATATAAAGTTGAATCGGGTCATTGGATGGACATGCTTGGATTTAAAACATCGCATCAAGCAACATTCGTTTTTGATACATACTACAAACAAATTTTGAAAGATCGATTCTTTATGCCATTTGATAAGTTCTTGGAAAAGCTCCATTCTTTTGATAAAGTTCCATTCGTAACGAAAGACCAACTAGATATTTTATATGCCGATGTATGATTTTCATTGCCATTCATGTGGCAACCAATTTGAGAAGATCGTAAGTTACGATATTTCTCAACTCCCTATCCAATGTCCAGATTGTGAAAAATTTGATTCTCACAGACAACCATCAGCACCTCTTCTGGGAGATTCTGATAGAATGTTTGCTCAAAAGAAGACGTCATCGGGATGGAAGGAAGTTCTCAGAAAGATCCATAAAGGATCACCAGGAAGTCGAATGACAGAAACGTCTTCGATTGATTTTAGTTCAAAAGAATAATAAGGAAATAAATGTCCCAATTTGATGAAATGTCCCGTTTAAATGTTGTTCTGAATCGAGCAACTGCTTTGGCCCAAGAAGATGATAATTTTCGTCAGCATTTCTTGGATCATCTGAATATTCTCTTTGATAATCTTTTTGAAGACGACATTCTAGGGACGGAAGGTCAGAATGATCCACGCGGAGATCAACGAGATGGTGAATTTACTATGACTAACATTCAAGGATATGACGAATGAGCTTTGCAAAGACTTTTGAAACAGCTAAACATGGTCAGATTCTTCTGGTCATTCAAAGCAACGATGAGACAGGTAATCCACAAATCCAGTGGTCCGTGGAACCTCCAGAACTTGGAGTTTGTACGATGCGAATTGACCTCGAAAATTCTCAGCAAGGTTGGAATGCTGCAGACAAATATCTAGCGGATGCGACAACCGAGCATGCTTACGAAGTCGCAGAAGAGATGTTTGATGAACTTCTAAAACCTGGGATTATAATCGCAAAATGAAGAAAATTGTAGTATCTATTCTTTTTGCTTTTTCTTCATCTTGCTTTGCTCAATTGGATCCTCTTGTAGATTATCGGATGGGCGAGATTGTTTCTAGGAATTCATCTGGCACAATCATCCGATCACAATCTGTTCTGAGAAAATTCCAACAAACATATCCATGTCCAGCAACAGGAGCCAAGATCGGAACATGTCCTGGATGGGCGATTGATCATGTTATTCCTCTTGCATGCGGAGGCAGAGATGTTGTATACAATATGCAATGGCTACCAGCTACAATCAAGTCTTCATCTGATTCGGATAACAAAGACAGATTTGAGAGGAAGGTTTATGGCGGCCATCAAATGTCCAAAGGATGTCCATAAATGGATCCGATTTCTGAGAAATATCTTTCCATGATAGATCCAATTTCGTGGAGACGTGATTTAAACATCAATCCGATTAGCATATGCATTGGATTAAATCGACATATCGAATTGAATGAAGTATATCATGTTCGTGACATCACATCATATCCAACTAACGATGAAAATGAACAAGAAAAAATCCACAAAATTTTGGAAATTCCAAAGATCCAACATTCCACAAATCATTATCTTGGATCTGGATCCGTTGATATAAACCATTTCTTATGGGAACATCATAAACACGGATCGCCGATTCCCAATCATATAAAGAATCATATTAAAGCAATCGATTCCGATATGAAAGATAGAATTTTGTTAGATCATCCAATCAAATTGTATTCTGGTTTAATAGAGTCTCCTGCTTCCATTTCTGCGATGCATTGGAATTCAACAAGACCTAAAAAGATAATTCATATCCCATCATACATATCAACTAGCACTGATTTTAACACAGCGGCTAGATTTACTCAAAATGATGAGAAATCAGAACATCATGAATCCGATCATCATGGAATTGTGATGTCTCATGCTAGACATGTGATAGAATTAAACTTTCCTAAAATGATTCATAATGCTGCATCTGTTAAAAATCATTCTGGAGCTAATGAAGACGAAGTTCTTCTTGGTCGAGATCATGAATTTGAATTGCATCCTAGACCATATAAAATTGAAGGATATGCTGATCCAGTTTATCTATGGAAAGCATATCATGCTCCTTGTCAGAAACTAAAGAAAGAAATAAAGTAATAGAACTAAGTACCGAATGAAGAAAAAACTAATCCTTCACCGTTGACCAAGGCGCGATTTCTCGAAAGGGACTTCGCGCCTTTTTGTTATGTTTTCTACAACTCAAACCATAGGAACCATAGAATGACCAGACGTGCTACACCTCGCCGCAAAGACAACATTGTTCAACTTATCCAGAATGATGTTGATGCTGCTAGAAATGGTCCGCAGAAAAGGAAGACATTTTCTGCTCTTGATATGTATGATATCAAGCCTCTTACAGAAAATCAGGAAAAAGTTTTTGAATTGTTTGATCCAGAGCCAGACACTGGATTGATCTTAGAAGGATGTCCAGGAACAGGAAAAACATTCCTTGCTGTTTATATCGCATTGAAATTTATCCTGGATAAATCAACTCCATTCAAGAAATTGATCATTGTTCGTTCTACTGTACCGACAAGAGATATGGGTTTCCTCAAGGGCACCGAAGAAGAAAAATTTGCTCCTTATGAACGTCCATATATGGCTCTATTTGATTCCATTTTCAAAGTCAAGAAGTCATATGAAAATATGAAAGAGCTTGGTTTGGTTCAATTTGAATCAACTGCTTTCCTCAGAGGAAATACGTTTGACGATGCAATCGTTCTCTTTGATGAATTTCAGAATAGCACATATGAAGAATTCTCAACTGTAGCTTCTCGTATTGGGACGAACTCGAAGTTCGTCGTTTCTGGTGATACACATCAAAGCGATCTACAAAAAGCATGTGACCTTTCTGGAAATCAAAAGTTCCTGAAAGTCATGAAAGCAATGGGATCTAATGATTATGTTCGTTTTGCTCCAGAAGATATCGTAAGATCTGGATATGTGAAAGATCTTATCTTGACTCAAATCAAGCTCGGGTATCTGTAAGAAGTGATCCAGGCTGTTTGATTTCATGTCATAAGTACAACGACACCTCCCAAAGAAATCAAACAGCCCTGGACATGTTTTAACGTGTCGATGAGGTAGTCTTATCCAAGATGGAACAATCATGACACTTACTAAAGATCAAATCACAAATTCTGCTAAGTCAGTCGGCTTAGATTATGCAACCGTTGCAGCTATAGCATCAGTTGAATCATCTGGTGCTGGATTCGACACAAAGACAAATTTTCCAATCATCTTGTTCGAAGGACATAAGTTCAGTAAATTCACAAATGGAAGATTCGACAAGACAAATCCAACAATCTCTTATCCTGTTTGGACTAAGCAATTCTATGCCAAGGATCAAACAGGAGAACAAGCTAGGTTACAGACTGCAATTGCTCTAGATAGAAATGCTGCACTTCAATCGACATCTTTTGGAATGTTTCAAATCATGGGATTCAATTATGGATACTGTGGATGCAAAGATGTTCAAGATTTTGTTAACAAAATGTGCGTATCCGAACAATCTCAATTGGATCTTTTCTTGAAATTTATCTCTGCTAGAGGTATGATTCCATATCTTAAAGCAAAAGCATGGGATAAATTTGCATCAAGTTACAATGGTCCATCTTATAAACAAAACAACTATGATATCAAGTTAGCAAATGCTTACTTGAAATTCAGTAAAGAAGTATAAAGATTGATAATCCAACATAACACTTCGAAGGGAAGATTCTATGAAACGCCTCATGGACTTTTCCCTTCTGTCACAACAGTTCTTTCATCTCTTCCAAGTCCAGAGTTAGATGCATGGAGAGAAAGAGTCGGAAGAGAACAAGCAGATTTAATTTCCAAGAGAGCAACTGATAGAGGATCTCGACTTCATGCATACTGCGAGAGCATTCTGAAGAAAGAAGAACCAAAGAAGCTTGATATCTTTGATAAAGCAGGATTCAAAGGAATCGATGCAGTTCTATCCAGAATCAAGCCAATAGCAATCGAACAATTCTCTTATTCTTTGGAATTGGAAGTTGCTGGATCGATGGATTGTTTTTGTAAGCTGGATAAGAAGTTGTGTGTTCTGGACTTCAAGACAGCTAGTAGAGAAAAATTCAACGGAGAGTTTGATTCTTATTGGATACAGACATATGCATATGCAAATATGCTAAAAGATAGGCATGGGATAGAAGTAGAAGATCTGTGTATTGTAATGCAATTTGATGGCGATACAAGAATTTTCTGGGAGAAAGCTTCTAACTGGAAAGATAAATTTAAGACAATCAGAGATCAATTCACTTATAACGAGCAGGAGATAAAAGATGAAATTCAAAAAAATAAATGATCACTTCTTTCCAGGTAAAGAGGACATCAATCAATCTTACATCTATTTGCACGGCGAGATAGATCACGAATCGACATCCCCTATCATAGAAGGGATCATTGCTTCAAATTTAGAAAATGATTGCGATTGTAAAGATCCAGAAGAATGTGATTGCGAAGAAAAAGAAGACGTGATAAATTTGCTGATATGCTCTCCTGGAGGAGATGCAACAGCAGCTCTTTCTTTGATTGCAGTGATTGAAGCTTCTGAAATTCCTATTCGAACAATTTCACTAGGCGAGTGTGGATCAGCAGCTTTGATGATCTTTATTTCTGGACATCAAAGAGTGTTGACACCATACACATCAATTCTGAGTCATCAATTCTGGTCTGGTACAGAAGGATCGTTTTCTGGTCTTCAATCTGCAATGGTAGAGTTCAACAACTATCATGAAAAGATTGTAAAGCTCTACACAGATAAAACTGGACTTGATCGTAAGTATGTTGAGAAGTACCTTCTGAAAGATACAGATTCATGGCTTACACCAGATCAAGCATTGGATCACAAACTTGCAGACATTATGTGTGATTTAAAATAAAAGGAAATAAAATGTCAAATACAAATACAGAAAAACAAGTCTTAGATCCAACAAATCTAATTCCGCTTAAAGCAACGGTTCCATCTACATTTGCATCCCTGCCCTCCCTTCAATCAGCCCTCCCCGCAGCAAGCAATGCAGGGAGTGTGCAGAATGTGGGTGCTCAGCCTTATATGGCTGTTAATGGGGCTTGGGTGCCTGTTCTGGCTCCCGGAACTGCCAGCGTGTGCGCCGACATCATCTCCCGCTATGAAGTGGCTAAGGGCAACAATGCCCGGGTGAATGCGTTTATTCCATCCGCTGCCGGTGCGCCTGCTGCGAATGCAGTGGGCTACACAA